GGGGACTGGAGGAGAGGAAGAGGCGGCAAAGGGCTTGGAAGAGAAGCATCCGGGTTTGGTGCGATGGACCGGAGAGTGCTCTCTAGGTCGAAAGAACCGCCATGGGAATGGTTGTTGGTATTGGTGTTGGTATTGGAAATGGCAACGGTAATAAACCCCTTTAAATATATTCACCCCTCCGCCAGCTCCCAAATACACAATGTGTATTTGATTACTGAGAGAGTGGATAGAAAGTAGACTCTGTCTACAAAGTAGGTTCCTTGGTATTGCTTTGTCTTTTTATATATATAGTATATATATTTATATATTATATATAAAAGAGGTGTCAGTAATGGACCGAAAGTCCGAGCTGAGGTGAGGGTGAATATATTTAAGGGCGTTTGTTGCCGTTGCCGTTGCCGTTACCATCCCCATTACTAATACCATTACCATTCCCGATACCCTTACCTACAAGGACATAAGAAGGGTAGGAGAAAGAAGGAAACCAGCCTCCTACCCGGCTTTATGTCCTTGTAGAATAGAGGAGAATCAAATGGAAGCCGAAGCAAAGAAACGCCTCATGACCTGGAAGGAAGACACTCTCCTCATAGAGGGAGTCATCTACCTCACGTTCGATAAATCAACCAACCTCGAATCGATTGAAATCTCCTTGAAGAACCTTACATTGCGAAGCAATGTAAAGTGGGAAAACATCGAAGACATCCTGCGCTATTCCATTTCCAATGGAATCAAACAGAAACTCTCTGACGGCCTCGCGGGAAAAGGCGAAAAAGCTGCTTTCTCCATCTCCGAAAGAAGAGCGCTCGTAGAGGAAAACTGGAAGAGAATTTCCGAAAAGGGCCTTTGGAATAAACCAGCCGAAGGCCGTGGTGGAAGGGGCGCAAAACCGAAGTACACCGTCGCAATCGAAGCTCTCCAGAGCATGATCGAGCAGCTCGAAAAGGGAATCGAGGCAATGCCTGCAGGGATGAAAAAGGCCGCGAAGAAAGGTCTCGAACCTATTCTCCTGGGGCTCCAGTTCGAGGGAAAGACTCTTTCAGAATGGGAAAAGATCAAAAACGAAGCAATGGAAAAGGAGGAAGGAGCTTCAGAAGAAGTTTCCGAAACAGAGGAAGAAAAAGTCTTGGAGGGAGAAGAGGAAGCTCCTTCCGAAAGCCAGGAAGCGTAGCTTCTCGAAGAAACTGGAATTTTTCTCTTCCCAGATAGATCCAATGCGTTATAAATCGGTATCGGGAATGGTAATGGTATTGGTAAAGGTACATCCATCACCACCTAACTAACCTACCAACCACTCACAAGAAGAGAACCTAACCAAGCTTGGGCTGTCAGGCGTTTGCAGCCGCCTTGTTTACAAATCAAGGTGTTAAAGTAAAGTAAGGTAGGTTAGGTTCTTTCAATCAAAAGGAGAAAGCTATGAAATTTCAAAAAGCACGCCTTTTCACAAGAGAATTCGCCGTGTCCCCGTTCTACCAAATCCCTGGAACAAACACTTTCGTTAAATTCTTCTATTCCGGTCTCCCTGGAGAAAGGTGCTTTTTCTGCTTTCAAAGAGACTCTTTTCTTCGTTACGGCTATTTCAACCTTGGTTAGTTAGATTAAGGGCAGAAACAAAAGCAGATTTCTGCCCTTAGATGTACCTAACCAAAAAGAAAAGGAGGTTTCTCTATGCAATCGAAACGGGAGGTAGCCATCGAGGCGTTGAAATTCGGCGAAGGCATAGCTGCCTTTGCCCAGAGAGAGCGTGAACTTGGCTCCAGGGTTTTCTTCAAAGGAAACGAAACAAAGGCGTTTTTCTGCGTTGAAGTTAGAAAAAATGGAAAAACAAGGAAGTTCGTCGGAGGCGAAGCCCGTCGTCTTGCCTCTAAAGCAAAAGACATGGCTCGGGTTTTTGGGATCTTCCAGGAGGATTACATCCTCTGGCATGTCTCTGTTTGAAGTGGAAAATCCACAAATACACAATGTGTATTTACCCCCAAACAAAACAAACCAAACTAAACAAAACGAAAGGAGAAAGAGATGAATCCTGTCCTCAGCCACCTCCGAGCAATTGAAGAACTCTACGAAGGTTGTGACCTTCTCTGCAAGGCAAACAACCTCATCGTAGAAGAAGCCGTAGACGGCCTTTCCGCCTCTACCCACATTTCCACCGCATGGGATACGCTCAATCGAAGTCGCCTCTACATCGACTCCAACTGGGACGAAGCTCTCGTTCCTGCGATTGGCCTTGTAAACGATGCACGCTGTATGATCGAAAGCTTACTTTCCTGGAACCTCGGTTTCACCTTCTACGGAAAGTACAGCATCCTTTCCGCCATCCGCGATGCCTTCTCTGCCGCAAACGCCCTTCTCGAAACCCTTGAAGGCGAACTGGAAGAGCTTCAGAAAAACGGCTTCGAGGACGACGAATTCGTTCACTTTGTTTCTTTTTAAAGAAAGAAAAGGAGAATTAAGATGTGTTTAGAATATGCAAAACCCACAGACCACACCTATGGCATTGGATATAAATACGTTATTAAAACAGAAGATCCCAATGTCTTTACGAACGAATGGATGTACTTTAATCCTGATGGAACGGGCGGACTGAGCAACAGTGAGGATTTAAAAGAATTTAAAGCAATTAACCGTGTTACCACGTACACTCTCATGAAAGAAACTCTTGCTGTACAGGATGTAATAGTACAATGCTGTATGAGATTAGAAGAATACCCCTCTGGAATTCACCTCTGCAAAGAACCGCACCGAGGTGACTTAGCCTGCCTCTACACAGGCGCCTATGTTGAAGATTTCGATGTAATTGTAGCAAAGCGCGTCGTTCCTCTCGGAATTGTAGATATGAACGTTTACAACAACTCGAAGGAAGAGGAATAAACTCACAAAATCTAAGTGCTAAAAGCGGCAGTGGGTGAAGCCAAATTCACTGCCGTCATTGAGTACTTAGGTAAATACAGAAACATTAAACCCTTACTAAAGGAGTTTCCTATGAAAGAAATTAACATCCACTCCAGACACATCGAATTTATGTTCCGCCTTGCGGCTCACTACAGCATCTCGAAAACCTACACCATTAAACACAACGAAGGGACGATTGTTTACTGGTATTGGAACCAAAACGGTGCTTGTCTTGTTCTTCAAGACGCAGCCAAAGGAACAAGACTTCTACGCTTTAACCTCGGGTAAAAACAAAAGGAACATTTCCTTATGCAACTTGAAGAAAGTGAAAAAAAGATCATCTTCTTCAAAAACCAGACAGAGTTCTCAAACAGCCATTGGGCTTCCCCTGTCTTCTGGAAATCACAGGGAGAGCCCCTTCTCCTCCTCGAATACGACCACATAATCGAGCTCTCTTTAACCTGCTTCGTTGACTGTGGCCTTGGCCACATCTACCTTCGTGACCCTGAAGGCGGCTTCTACAAAACCTGTCTCCGTTGTAACTCCGGCTTTATCATCGATTCCATCTCTGCCTGCAGAAAGACAGAAAGTGAATCCACCTGTTTTCTTTCAGAAAACAAACCCACCTCACCTCCAGAGGACTTCTGGAAAGGACTTTTAAATGACGTCAAACCCAGGTGATTTAGGTGATCCATATCACCAGCTTCGCCCAGAGGCCATTAACCTCGACGAAGCTATTCGAACAGAGGGAAGAATCAAAGCTATTCTCGCATCCCCTCTGAAGATCGACCCGTTCTATAGTTTTGAAACAAAAACAACCTGCATTTCCTGCCTTAAGATGGTTTCCCTAGAAAGGGGAAGAAAGGACGATGGCTACTGTGGTTGTATTGTAGAACATTCCACCTGTCCAGAATGTGGTTTTAAGATCCTTTGGGTCTCTGCACCTCACGGCCATATCTACACCCCTGTTCTCCAAGATTCTGGAGTCTGACCTATGTCAGAAAGTTCAAAAACCTACGGAAATATCCTTGTAGACGGCTGGGTTTCCGACCCAACCACTTCAGAGCTTTGCTCTGACCCAAAGAGCCACGACAACAGGGGAGAACTTTTTAAGAACTTCCGCCTTTCCTTCGGACCTGAGTTCCTCTGCGAATACCAGTGGTTCTGCAAGAAATGCGGAAAACCCTGCTTTTCCGAAGAAGTTTGGTTTTCCTGTAAAAACGCCTTCTGCACTACTCGCGTTATCTGCCGCTCCAACGGTTGTTGCAGATGGCACCTTGAAGTAAACTGCCTTCCATCAGAAGAAGAAGAGGAGAGTGAGAATGGAAAAGAAAGGAAAGAACTATCGAGTCGAACCCTACACTAACGAAGCTACCGGAAAGACCGAATACATGATTTGTCTGGACGATGGAAAGCTTCTCATTCCCCTTGCAAAGGGAATAAAATCCAAGTCCATCGCAATCAGGGCTCTCAACAACGTTCTCGAAAAAGAAGGAAAGACCTGTTCCTAAAGGAAAGGAGGCATTTAAATGTCTTCTGAAAAAACGCCCCAGGAGGACTACGTAATAACAGAAATGCCCGATGGAACCTACTCCATTTGGCATGAAGGAATGCAAGAACCCTATATTCTAGAGATTTTCCTTCAGAATAAAAAGGAAAGTTACTTCTGTTCCTGTCCTGGCTTTACCTACCGCGGTTCCTGTCGCCACCTTTCCCTTGTTAAAAAAGGCGTTATTTGGAATCAGGCAGTTGTAAAGCCAATCAAAATAACTCGGATAAACAAGAAAGGAAGGAGATACTAACAAATGAAACCTTTTGTCCAGATAGACGACACAACCAACATCCTTGTTAACCTTCTCTCTGTTCAAATAGCCGCCTTCGCCGAAACACAAATTAACATCTACTGCGTTGACGGAACCGTATACCATGTAAAACAGGCAGAAAATCCCATCGCCTTCAGACAAATCCACTCCGCAATCCACAAACTAACTCACAAAGGTCCCTCTTTTACCTAGCTTCGCTAGAAGGAGACTTCCATGTCTTACGATGCTGAAAAAAGAAAGTCCTTTACCACCTTTCCAAGAGAAAAGCCCAAATTTCAGGACCTTTCCATTTCTGTCCCTCAGATATACCGCGCAAACGCAGTCAAATGCCTTTCCATCATCGGAGGAGTGAAAACTCCTCCATCTGGTGGAGTCAACTTCCCCTTCTCCTTTTCCATTTCCTTCTGCAAGTTCACTGGAACTTGGCACGATTTCCGTTCCCTTCGAACGAAACTCTGCAAAGCCTATGGAATCTCTATAACCCAGTTCCATAATAAATTTGAAGAGGCTTGCGAAGTTCCCTTAAACTCTACATTAGAGAAAGAAAATGACTTTTAAAGAAGGAGTTTTCTATGTCTAAAACATGTCCTTGCGTAACCCAGATTCGAAAAGACCACTCTCTCGAAGGGCTTGCTTCCTGGGCACTTACAGTAGCAAAAAGTATTACTTCTTTCAAAGAGCGTGAGTTCCTTCTCGTAGAGTGGTTTAACAACGGTAGCAAATGGTGTGCAACTCCGGTAGAACACATGACAGCTCTCAAATCCGCTTTCAATGAAATTCCCCCAAAAAGGAGATAACCATGCTAGAGTTCCTTGAAAACGTCGCCCTCTGGCTTTTCCTCTCCTTTACCGTCTACTGGTGCCTTACCTTCCGCATATACCTCCAGCGCCGTTGCATCAAAAGGCGCCTTTCCCACCTGAAGTAGGAGCTTTAAAACAAAATGACCGTTGAATTCACAGGAAATTATGTCAAAGGCATCTTCGATGCCGCTGTAGCTCTCTCCCCCGGCGACGCCATCCCCATTGAATTCTCCTCTTCTGCACAAAGAGAGTCCTTTCGTACACGCTTCTACGTTCAAAAACGCAAATACGAAAAAGTCGTCGGGACACAGGAAGCTTCTGCAATAACTGCAGAAAAGAAGACCCTGAATGGAAAATTCTACCTCATGATAACAAAGAACCCTCCTATCTCAACTCCCTTCATCGTTCGAGCAGATGGCTCCATCGAATGTATTACCCAGGTTCCCTCAGAAGAGGAAAATCCCCCTATTCCCATTCCTGAATGCCCCCTACTTTCCCCTGATGACGAACGGCGAAAACGCCTTATGGAGTTGGATAATCAAACAGAAGAATGAACCTTCACATAGTGGCTTAGGACTTTTCCAGCTTCCTAAGCCACTAAATACACAATGTGTATTTACCCACATTTGGAGCTGTTAAATGCTCAAAACACTCTACGAATCCGTTTCAAAAGCAATCCAGGAAGACTCTATAGAGAAAAACTCTCTTTGTCTTAAATGCCAGAAATGCTGTAAGCAAATCTACGTTGCAATTCAACTTCCTTCAGACAACCGTCAGCAATTCTACATTCGTGAATTTTACAGTGCTAGGGGGATTAAACTCAAACAGCACGATGGAGTCACCTACCTTATAATCCCTCATAAATGCCCTCACCTTACTCCAAAAGGCTGCGACTGCTACCACAATCGCCCAGAAGCTTGCTTCGCCTACGACGGAAGGAACGATCCCTTCCTTAAAGACGATTGCCTTTGGAACTCCATTCCTTCAAAGAAGGAGAACTAGATGCCCAGGACAAAAACAAAATCAACTCCCGATCCACCCAAGAAACCCTCCTTTTCCCTTTCCAAAGGCGTAATAATCTCCCGAGACATCTGGGATTCCCTTCCAGACGAATCCAGGAATCTCGCCATTCAACTCGGTATGAAACCAGAAGAGGAACCACGCCCTGTTCTCCTTCGGAAAAACAACAAAAACCTTGACGCCGACTTCGAGCTAATCTGTGACCACCTCAAAGAGTCTCTCAAAAAGCCCACTTCCACTCCCCCTACAAGAAAGCTCCGTCCCTACATCCTTGCCCTTACCCAAACCTGTTCCCTTTGTCAAACCACCTTTACTATCCTATACGACATGCAACCTAGTCTTCTTTCTCCCCACACCCACTCCCTCGTTGCCCGTTCCTGTTTCTGCGACGGAAGCACCAAACCAGATAAAATCGAACTCAAGAAGGTAAAATCCTGCCACTGTTGCTTCAAGAACCTCCAGCGAATTCCCAAGATCGAATTAATAAAAAAGCTCATCTCCATCGCTTCCTGTTCTGGAAAAGTCCATCCCCTTTCTTCCCCAGTAAAAAAAGAGGAATAACTTCATGGCCCCTACTCCCCTATCCATCTACCACCTCTGGGTCCGTGAAGCCCTCACCCTTTCTGTAGGGGATGGAATCTACATCCAAGCAGAAACACGAGATGAACAGCAAATGCACCTCAACGGCCTAAACCAGGAGTTAAAACTTCTTCGAATCCTTGACCCAGTTAGCTCCTCCGATCTCATAACCGGAAAATCCTTCCGAGATGGACGCTTTTGGGTCTTTATAAAGCGCGTTGCTGCGACTCCATTCATCGGCTTCCTTAAATCAGCCGATGGCACTATCAGTCGAATAACCATTGACCCCGGAGTAGATCGTCTTCGTCGCCTTCGCCTTATGATCGAAGATGGCTTTACCAAGGAGCAAATTGAAGAAGCTGAAGGTCCCCTTTCAGATGATGAAATCGAAGAACTCTTTCCTGCGTATATAAAAAAGGAGGCATGAAATGCCCGTTCGTCTGGAACGAAATGGAGTTCAACTAGCAGAAAAGATGTCTCCAAAAACCCTTCTCAAATTCCAAAATTCCTTTGGAGATATCTGTATCACTCAGCCAAAGCTAAACGGAGAGCGCTGTCGAATCGAATGGCACGGTTGCCCTGCTAAGCCTGCCTTCCTCTCTAGCTATGGAAATGAATTCCAATTTCTTAACCGAATTTCCGAAGAAATTCAAAATTTTCCTCACCTACCCTATGACGGAGAGATCTACGTCCATGGCTGGCCCAGGAACCGCATTCACTCTGCTCTTTCACGAAAACGAAACAATACAAACCCCGATACACTGGAACTTCAGTTTCACATCTTCGACTACCTTTCTGCAGACATTCCACAGACCCATCGCCTTAACCGTCTCAACGATTTTCGTTCCCTTGAACTCCCGCACGTTAGAATCCTCGAAGATCAGCTTAAGCACATCTCTTTATGGAAAGCTGTATGTGACAGCTATCTCCTCGAAGGATACGAAGGTATAATCATTCGTGCTATGCAAAGTTTGTATACTCCAAAGCGCACTATAGCTATGCTAAAGTTCAAACCAACTGAAAAAGAACCCTGCACTATCGTTGGATTCAAGGAGGGAACTGGCTGGGCAACTGGAATGCTTGGCGCCTTTGAAGTAATCCGTTCCGACGGAGTTTCCTTCTTTGTTGGAACAGGTCCCGAACTCACAAAAGAAAGGAGAATAACCTACTGGCATAACCGAAAACAGCTCTTAGGAAAAACCCTTACCGTAAAATACGGCCTTGTGAAGTCGAAAGAAATCCCCGACTGCCTTGTAGCGTACGAACTTCTCTTTTAAAGGAGTTATTTAATGAGAATATTTTACGTTCCAAACTGCACTGCCTGCAGTAAAGCAGGCCTTTCACCTGGGTGGTATTACTACGACTACAACAACCATCCCCACGGCCCTTATTTAGATTCCAGTGACCTCCACCTTGCTTATAACCACTTCATCGAAACACTTAAAGACACCACAGAGGACTAAAGTCATGAGCGAAAGTTCAAACCCTAGAAAAAGAGGCTTTCAGACATGGCTCCTTTCTTTTCTAAAGGAAGGACAGGAATACACCATTGATGACATCGAACGAGCCAGCGCATGTATTTGGTTACGTTCTACTATCATCTCAGAAATGAATCGCCTTTCCCAGGAAGGGAAGTTAATTAAAGCCTTTTCAGGTACCAATCAAGTTGTCTACTACCTACCTACTCAAGCCACTCCAGCCATTTGCGGCTCTGACCTTCCAAACTTTGAAACTCTCATCGAAGAACTCGGCTTTGTTATAGAGACAGCCACAAACGCCAGGGCTAAACTTCTCTGGTGTCAGAAATCCATGAACGCTATGAGCGAAACTTTTAAACAGATGAGGTAGTCCTATGTCAACAAGACCATTCACCCCGCGTCCATTCGAAGTAAAAAAGAATAACTGCCTTGGCCTTGTTCCAGGATTCTACTTCGTCTGGAAAGGCATTTACGAAGGCCCCTTTTACACTTTTGGTATTGCCCAAGGCAAACTCGAAAACCTCCTCATCGAAGACGAAGACGGAGACATCTATGACTAACAGCCTTATCTACCTCGCTTCTCCCTACAGCCACCCTGACAACCGCATTTCCTGCTGGGGCTACTCCCTCGTTCGTGACGCAGTTGGCTTCCTCTTCCACTACGGCTACCATGTCATTTCCCCTGTCATCCACTGCCACGATGTCTCCCAGGTTTGCAATCTTCCCTTTTCTTGGGACTTTTGGAAACCTTATTGCAGCAACATCCTCAAACGTTGCGATATGTTTACTGTACTCTGCCTCGAAGACTGGTCTGACTCCATCGGAGTTATGGAAGAGCTGACTTTAGCCCTTTCCCTTTCCATCCCCATTACTTACCTTCTCCCATACGATCTCTTCAGAGAAAGGAGGATTGAATTCAAACCACAACCCGATTAAATACACAATGTGTATTTGCCCGTTTTCTACTGGAAAAATTTCCATTGACGTTCCATCACAACCATGTCATAAACACAATCACCGAAAGAGAACAAAACAGTCATTCACAAAGGACACAAAGGACACAAAGGACACAAAGAAGATGCCTCGTAAAAAGAAAGAACTCGAACCCGGAGATGTTACAATGAGCGAAATGCCTGAAGTAATGGAAATGCCTGTTGAACTCGTTGAAGCTGAAAACGTCGTTGTTCCCACAGTTCCGAAGCGCCCGAAGAAGCTTGAAAAGGACCTAACCAGCCAGCCCGGCAAAGTCATCATCACCGTCCGTGATGGGACTGGCCCCATGGTCTTTGACTGCGATGAACTTCCCGAAGAAATCCGCAAGCACTTCGTCCCATTCGGCGTTGGTCACAAACTGGGTGATGCCGCAGCTGCTGCCGAATCCCCTGTAGAAGCAGAAGCCTTCGTCCAGAAGGTCTGGGAAGCTCTCAAGAAAGGCGAATGGGTTATCCGCAAGCCCGCCGCTCCCAAGGTCTCTCTTGCGGACGTTGCAACGAACTTCAAGAACCTCTCTGAAGAGGAAAGAGAAGCCGCAGCAGTCCTTCTCAAAGCTCTCAATATCAAGATTCCGGGCATTTCGTAAACGCCCGAACCAAAGACAGCGTAGCCGCATAACCAAGGCTACGCTGTCTTCTTCTCAAAAGAACTCCAAACGAGATAGATGATCTCATTCGCTTAGAAGAAGCATAGGAGTTTCTTGCATGTATCCAGTAGATCAACCCGCCGTATCTGAACTTTCCCTCCTTCGCATTGATAACACTCGCCGTTCCTGTGCAGTTGACTGCCTTCGAAAATACTACTATCAGCACATCCTTGGGCTTCAACCCCGCCTTGGTTCCTCTGCCCTTCGCTACGGAACCGTCTGGCACGCCATGATGGACGCTTTCTATAGCCACGTTCAGAAAAACGGATGGATTAAAGACGGTAAAGCCATTGAAGCTGCCATCCTTGTCTCCACCTACGAATGGCAGGAGGAATCAAAAAACCGTGAATTCTACGAAGACTATCGCACTCACTCTAACCTTCTTGATTCCTTTATGCGTTATGTCTCCTTTTTCTCAGCTGACGAAGGTTTTCTCACTGTCCTTGCAACGGAACGCTACTTTGAAATTCCTATCGTCCCCGAGACCCGCGAAGAATCCTCTTTCTGTATCAACCCTTTCCTTTTTACAGGCCAGATAGATCTCGAAATCCTTCTCGGAGGTCGCCCCTGGATTCTCGACTTCAAGTCCACTGGAAAGCCAATTACCACTGTTACAAAGACTCTTCGTCGTGATCCTCAGTTCATCGGCTATAGCTACGCTGCTTCTAAAACCCTTCCAACTTCTCCAGACGGCTTCCTTGTTTCCATTCACCACCTCTCTGCTACAAAGAGTAAAAAGACTGAACTCTATGGAACACCAAAGATCGATTTCTATCGAGTTCCAGAACTCTACACTCCCTATGACATTTCTCAGTGGCGCCTCTCCCTAATAAAAACTGCTTCTGAACTCCAACACGCATACCGCACGAACGTCTGGCCAATGCAGCAAGACTCCTGTCATCACTGGGGTTCTTGTTCTTACTCCATGCTCTGTGAACAGCAACGTCCATTAGATAACTTGATCCTAGGAGACAACTTCATAACCTGCCCTATTTGGGATGTTCGTCAAGCATCCTTTGAACGAAACCTCCGTCGAGAGAATCTTCTGAAAGAGCATAACTTACTATGATCCTACACGCCTGCGACCACGTAATCGACGAAGCCTGCGGAAAGTTCTTCATCTGTGGAGACTTCGGAACAGGGAAAAGTGAATTTGCTGCCACCTTCCCCACCCCTGGCTTTGTCTTCAACTTCGATAGAAAGATAGCCACCTACAGCCGTTACCAGGGATGGGACTATTCCGAATATCCAATTTCCCCTGCTGGCTGGGTTCTCTACGAAAAGGAAGAAAGAGAGGTTTCCAAACTCGTCGAAGAAGGAAAATACAAAACCGTCATTCTCGACTCCACCACTGCCATGTCTGACATCGCAATGGAACGCTCTCTTCAGCTCGATCCAAAGCGCTCCGAGACAAACGGTCCTATCTGGAACGTACACTACAGCATGGTCCGTAATCTCATGGAAGGGAAATTTCGTTCTCTCATTGGATACAACTGCAATATCGTTGTCATCGCTCATCTTGAAATTAAGACTGATGCAAAGACTGGCGCTATCATCGGAATTGAGCCTCTCTTAACTGGCCAACTCGCTATTCGCGTCCCTGGTTATTTCGAAGAAGTTTACTGTGCTTTTACAAAGCCAAAGCAAGGCGGCGGAACAGAGTGGTACCTTCGCACCATCCCCATGGGAATGTATAAAGCTCGTTCTACCATGTCCGGTATAGCTAGTCTTCTCCCAGCAGAACTTCCAAACAACTATCCTGCTGTTATGTCCGCCTACCGTTCCGCTATTTCCGCGCAGAAAAAACGCATGGAACAGATACAGAACGCCATCAAAGCAAAGGAGACAACGACACAATAACCTACAGAGGAAAACAAAATGGTTGATTTCAATAAACTCCTAAAGCAATCCAAAGAACGAAGGAATTTAAAAATGGCTAAGAAGATTGAAACCGAAGTGACAACTACCGAAACCACAGCAGCCGAACCCGACTTTTCCGCTATGTCTCAAGAAGAACTCGACCACTACGTAAAGCACGGAACTCTCAAAGCCGAAGGTGATGGAGTTCCTAATCACCCAGATGACTCTAGTGATGCTGGTCTTAATGTAGACTTCAACCTCGAAGATGAATTCAAACCTGTTCCTCTAATCCCCGGCGGAAACTACCGCGCTAACATCGTAGCAGTAACTCACGAAGCGAGTAAGTACTCCATTGCATTCAAACTCTGCTTCGTTGAAAACGGTGTTGTTATGTCTGACGGAACTACTGCTGTTGACGGTAGTCACGATTACTACCGCATGTGGCTCCCAAAGCCCGGCGATAAAAACGAACTCCAGTCCAACGGCCGCGTTACAAAGCACCAGGGGAAGATTAACTCTATGAAGCGCGACTTCGACAACTTGAAAATCCCCGTCGAAGACCGCAAGGATCGTCAGGCCATCGCCCAGTCCATCATCGAACAACGTTGGATCGGTATCCCTGTCATTGTCGCTGTAGACATCGAAGTCTACAAAGGCGACGCTAGGAATCGTGTTCAGTCCATTACTCTGGATACAACCAGAGCCTAACTAAATCAGCAACCATTTCGTAACAAGGGGCTCGAAAGAGCCCCTTTTTCCTGGAGACTTCTATGTGTAAAGACGAAGAACAAAAACAAGAATCCTGTGAAAGCGGCTGTCCTGAATGTCACTGTTTTAATGCTCAAACAACTGAAGAAATCCCTATCATTACTCTTGGATTCGAAGGAGAGATAACTCTTCGTATTCGCTCAGATATCTCACCAAAAATCTCCGATGAAGAGATTCAGCAGATTCTTAACATGGCTGAAATCTTGCTCAAGAGAGAACTTGCAAAAATCGAAGCAATCTTGAGTACCTCCATATGCGACTAGAAGATCTCTATCCCAATGTTCTCGACCTTACCCCCTCAGAGCAGCAGGCATTCTTCTTTTCCTACTTCCAAGAAAGGGATAAAGAATTAACTACAAACGCTGTTGTTGACCCGAAGGTGATAAAAGAACCAAAGACAAAAGCGAAAAAGAAAGATCTTCTTCAACTCCCTCCAGAAGCCTGCGAACTTCTCAGAAAACTTGGCCTTATTTAGGAGACTTCATGGAATGTTTCTTCGTCCATCCCAGTAAGATCAAAATCCGCGAAGGACAAAAGCGCTACCGTACTGCTCTTGGTGATGTAAGCTCTCTTGCCAAGAGTATAAAAGAAAAGCGCCAAATCCTTCCCATTATCGTAACACGGAACTATGAACTCGTAGATGGCGGTCGTCGCCTAGCCGCCTGCATCCTCGCAGGAAAAGATGTTAAATGTACCTTCGAAGACATTGCAGACGATGCAGAACTTCGTGAACTGGAGATAGAGGCAAACTGTTTTAGGGAGGATTTTACCCCCGCTGACTACGCTGCTGCTGTAGCGGACTATCATCGTCTTAAACAACAACGTCACGGTGCGGCAAAGAAGGGTTCTATAACTGACGGTTGGGGGATTACAGAAACTGCAAACGCCCTTGGTGTTTCCCGTGCCCAGGTAGAAAAGCAACTTCAAATCGATCAAATGGTACAATCCTTCCCTGACCTCAAAGAAGCCAAGACAGCTACTGAAATTCAAAAAGCCGCAAAAGGAATGCAGCGTATTGCTACTGCTGCAATTGATGCAGTGAAACATCAAAAGCTCCTCGACGACGGAAAGAAAACCTTTTCCCTCATTCAAGCAGACGCAGAGGTATATCTTCCTACAATTCCAGATGCCTCCTTTGACATCCTCCTAACCGACCCGATCTATGGAATTGATGCAGACCTCCAGTGCCACAAGATCGGAGGACTTCCAAGCGGAACTTTTAATACCTCTGGATTTATGATTTCTGACAGAAAGGCGGATGCTTTTCGCTACTACAAACTTCTTGCAAAGGAATCTTTTCGCTTTACCAAACCAACTTCCCACGCATACATCTTCTCTTCTCCAGAACATATTCGAACAGTCTACTTCATCTTTAAAAGAGCCGGTTGGCTTCCCCACATCCGTCCTATTATCTGGATAAAACGTGAAACAGGCCAATGTACTGCCCCGTCCTGTTGGCCATCTTCCTGTTACGAGATGATCCTCTATTGCAGAAGATCTGAATCTTCTCTTGTAAAGCTAGCACAACCCGACTGGATCGAATGCCCTCCTATCCACTCCTCTAAACGAAAGCACCCCTATGAAAAGCCGGTAGAGCTTCTTACAAACCTTCTTTCTCGATGTTCTTTTCCTGGTCAAACCCTCATCGACCCATTCATGGGTTCCGGTTCTTCCATTGAAGCAGGTCTTCGACAAAACTTAATCTGTACTGGAATTGAAATAGACAATGCTTCTTTTGTTACAGCACAAAGCCGAATTGCCCTCGTGTATGAAGAATTAAAAAACCGTTAACAAATACACATTGTGTATTTACCAAAAAAGGGCTCAATCCATGCCTCAACTAAGCGTGAACATCAACAATCTTCCCATTATCAAATGCCAGTGTGGTTGCGATGTCTTTCTTCCTGCATTTAAAGTCCGCTATGCAAGTCCTCTTGTAACTGGTCAGTCCAGCCACACCATGGTCCAGGTCCCTGCCGGCTACATCTGCACCTCCTGCGGACTTCTCAACTCTCTCGAAGCTCCTATCCCCACCTTTGGAGAAGCTGATGGCGCAAACACACACTGAGGGTCCTGCCTCGGCTAGCATCCTTCTCATAGGCGAAGCCCCTGGGGCAGACGAAGAAGCTACTGGAAAGTGCTTCAAAGGGCACGATGGTAGAGTTCTTGACTCCCTTCTCTATCAAACTCCTATCGTTCGAGAAGCCTGCCTTATAACCAATGTTGCCAGGGAACGCCCCCCTGGCAACAGGATTGACTTCTACTTCGAAGACAAGAAGTGTACCAGACCTACAAACAAAATGCAGCTCTTCGTTGAACAACTTAAAAAGGATATCCTTTTCTTTCGTCCTAACATCGTCATCGGTCTTGGAAGAACAGCTCTTTGGGCATTAACTGGCCAGACATCCATATCCCAGTTCCGTGGTTACGTTATGGAATCTACCCTTGTTCCTGGCCAAAAGTGCATTTTCACCTACCATCCTGGAGCAGTAGACAACGAATGGAAACTACACTTTCCGTGTGTTATGGACTTACGAAAAGGTTATGCAAATTCATCTTCACCTGCATTGCCACAAGACAAGCGTTCTCTGAACGCTACCTCATCCAGAAGAGAATTCCTCGATTATCTTCTCTTCCTCCTCCACGACCACAAAGCTCCCATTGCAGTAGACATCGAAGTCAAAAATCCTGGAACGCATATAGACATTATCGGGTTTGCTGACTCTCCAAATCACGCTCTTTCTTTCGACTTCTTTAACGGAAGACACCCACGCTATAGCACATCTGACGAAATGGAAATCTGGCTCTCCGTCGCCCGAGTCCTTTCCAAATGCAACACTATAATGCACAATGGACTTTATGACATCAACGTCCTCTGGGAAAAACTCCACATCTTTACAAAGAATTTCTACGCTGACACTCTCATAGCCGGTCATGTAGTCTGGCCCGAGCATCCAAGAAGTCTTGGCTTCCTTGCCTCTATTCTTCTTAACGTTCCCGCATGGAAGCACACCTCAAACCAATTCCCTACTCTCTACAACGTCGGTGACGCTGCAAATACCTACGGAATTTGGAACGCTCTCGAAGCTGAAATGATAAAACAAAACATCAAATCTACTTTCGATTTTGAAATGTCTCAAGTTAAACCCGCTTCCATGCTCCAGCTACAGGGCATTCCAATTAACAGAGAGACACAAAAGAAACTTCTTCACGACGATTCCATAGACGACAATGGAATTGCAAAAGGAATCTATCCCAGGATTAAACAACTTGACAGTGAAATCGAATCCGCCCTTGGAAAGAAAGTAAACTTAAACTCCAGTCAACAACTTCAAAAAGTCCTCTATGAAGACATGAACCTCCCAACTCAGTACAAACGGAGGAAATCAGTCAATGAAACAAGGAAAACGACAGCAGACTCAGAAGCGCTCAAAAAGCTTGCCCGAATCTCCAACAACCCTACACTTGACCTTATACTCGAATGGAAGAAGCTTACAAAGCTTTCTCAATTCATTGAAGTTGAACCAAGTCCAAAAGGAACAGTCCACACCTGCTATAACATAACCGGCGCTACAATGCTTCGAGAAGACAAGGGACTTCTCATAGATGACGAAGAACAGTACCGTTCCTTCGGGAGGTGGTCCTCCAGTGCATCTATCATCCTTCCGTATGGAAGTGGAAATCTCCAGAATGTCCCAAAGGTAGCCAGGAAAATCTACGAAGTTCCGGGAAAAGTAATTGTTTCTCCTGACTACATGCAAGCCGAAGCTGTTGTTGTAGCGTATCTTATCGAAGATAGAAAGCTGATTGAACTCTTTGAGGAGTCTTATGGAAAGACAAAGAAATATCGTAGCGAAAATAATCTCGACGTACATAAAGTAACTGCAGCAGATATGTTCTGTTTTCCTATCGAGGAGGTTACTCCAGAACAACGCCAAATTGGAAAAACAATCCGTCATGCAAATAACTACAGTGCGGGTCCTGGAGTTCTCGCTACAAAGTTAAACATTCCCCTTGCAGAAGCAAAGCGCCTTATGACCCTCTACCATCTCAAGTGTCCGCAACTCCACCTCTGGCATGAGCGCATTAAAGACGAACTCAGAAAAACAAGAACCCTCTATAACCTCTTCGGAAGGAAACATAAATTCACAGACCGCTGGGGAGATAATTTATTCCGTTCTGCTTACAGCTACATTCCCCAGAGCACTGTAGGCGATCTCATGAACAAAGCTCTCGTTAAGATGTATGAAAACTACCCTGATTTAATCGATCTCCTTCTTCAACTTCATGATGCTGTTTATGCCTACTGCGATCCTTCTGAAGTTCCTTTTGTTATGAAAGCCATGAAAGAGTGTATGCTTATGCCCCTGGAAGTAAACGGAAGAGAATTCACCATCGATGTAGATTTCTCTATCGGAGAAACCTGGGGAACTATGAAAGAGGTCGAGTATACAGACTACGTGAAGGAATCCTTATGAACATTGAATACATAAACCAGGATGTAGAATACATCGGAAGAGCACCATCTAACCCAGCCACCATGCTCAAACAACTCGAATCTTTTGGTCGTCTTTGTTGGAAGTCCGAACCAAAAGAAGATTCCAATTCTCTCAAGTTTGTAAAAACTCTTATCTCTCGTGGTCATACTTCTGTTCTTGAACATAGCAACATCACCCTTCTTCTCGGTAAACTTAACGGGCAGTCTAACCTCCCTTTAACAGACATCTGGCCACGTTTCTTCCATATCGATGTTATTAATCAAAACCTCTATCTCTCTGGTTCCTTGCGCTCCTGGCTCGAACACCACATTGAAATAGACAAGTGGCTAAATCCATCTCTCTGCATTATAACCCAATCACTTCACAACTACATCCCAGAAATATTCGAGGACCCGCCCAGTTTGTTTAAATACTTCTATACCCCTATTGTCGAAGACGAACAAACTGGAAATCAACCTATCTATATTTTTAAAATGACTGTAGATCGCGGTATCTCCCACGAAATCGTCCGGCATAGAACTCTCCAGTTCACTCAGGAAAGCACTCGCTATGTTAACTACATGAATCACCCAATACGAATCATAATCGACTCCGGTACACAGATGTCAAGTACACTCCGCTATGCAGTTGACGAAGCACTCGCACGATACGAACAGCTCCTTCATGTGGATGTAAAGCCAGAAATCGCGCGAGATGTTCTTCCTCACTGCATAGCTACAGACATGATCGTTTCCGGCAGACTCTCCGCCTGGAAGCACTTCTATAAACTTCGTTATGGAAAAGGAGCACATCCTAGAATCAGAGAAGTTGCTTTTCGTGTAAACGAAAGCTTTCTCCAAAACGAAGACATTGACCTTTACGAATAGTTTCCTTTATTCGGAGCTAACTTCATGAACCGTAAACTTCCTAACTGGCTCGAAGCCTACTCCGAATATACCGAGGATACAGAATCTGCCCCTATCTTCCACAAATGGGTAGGGGTATCTGCCATTGCATCTGCATTAAGAAAGAAGACCTGGCTTAGCTATGGACGCCTTCGAATGTACCCAAATCTCTATATTATCCTAGTAGCTGAACCGGGCGCCTCTAGAAAGACCCAGGCCATTTCTTACGGAACTCGCTTAATCCACGAAATTCCTGGAATCCACACCTCTGCAGATGCAATAACAAAGGAAGCTCTTATCAGAGCCATCTCTGATGCTGTAGAAGTCGAGCCAATGCCAGATGGAACTAACTTCACACATAGCTCTCTTTCAATCGTTTCGAGAGAATTTGAATCCTTCATCGGGCAGAAGAAAGATAATACTAAAATGCTCGTCCTTCTAACAGACCTATTCGATTGTGAAGAACTTCCTTGGAAATATCAGACAAAGCAAAGCGGCTGCGATACAGCTCCTGCTGTTTTCTTAAACATCCTTGGAGCAACAACTCCAGACTCCCTTGCAAGTTCCCTTCCTCCTTCCGCTGTAGGTAACGGATTCACAACTCGGATTATATTCGTATGGGCAACAGGACGAACGAAAAAGGTTGCAATCCCCGAAGCTCCGAGTGCGACATTGAAGGAAGCATTAATCCACGACCTCTCAGTCATATCACGAATCTCAGGAAATTACGAATTTTCCCCGGAATGCAGGCAGCAATGGATAGACTGGTACAACGACTATGACGAATGCGATCCGAGAAGAATCTGTAGAGACCCTGCCTTTAATGGCTGGTATTCAAGAAAGCAGATGTTTATTCTAAAGCTCGCCCTTATATTCGCAGCTGCAAGATCCGGGGAAATGTTAATTCACTGGCATCATATTGAAGAAGCAATGCAGTACCTTATAGAAGTCGAACTCCGCATGGGAAAAACATTCGCTTCTATTGGACGCTCGGAGGTTACAGCTGATGTAGATCTTCTTCTTGGAATAATCCAGCAGCACAAAGTGATTTCAGAAAAGCAACTTCTTCAGATGGTTTGGAGGGATATAGACGCAAAGAAGTTTGATAACTGCATAGATACAGCTATCAGGAGTGGGACAGTTCTTCGAAAGTACTATTCCCCAACAGGGGAAGAGGGAATTTGGTATGTCTGGGCAGCTAACGAAAGGTAAATGAAACGGAGATGAAAGATGACCGATAAACTCTTTGCTCGCGTACCATCTCGTACTGGGCAGTGGACTGTATTTCAAAACAAAGTCTGGAGACATATCAACGAATATGCAAATGTCCAGTACGGCAACCGCGAAGGCGAAGATCAAGTTACAGACTGGTCAGCAGAAGATTGTTTTAAAGCAATCGAGAAATACATTAATCGCAGGAGGACTTCCGTTCGAGGAAATAAAGAAAGACTCCGAGATCTTTTTAAAATCGCGCACTACGCCCAGTTGGCGTATGACAAACTCCGAGATGAACTTAACGAACCAGACGTTTACGAGGCTAACGATGCTGACTAAAAAAGCTACTTCTTGTATTGCTACATCTATCTTACTCACAATGCTTTTCCTTGGGTGTGTAATCACTGTGAGTCTCCTTCCATAAAGAAAGAGGCGGGGGTAGAACCCCGCCCTTTTCATCAAATACACAATGTGTATTTACAAAACCCCCGCCACATCATCCCCAGTATACGAATTTCCTGAAACACCGAGATACGCCACCTGTCCTTTAAAAACCCTTGCATTATGTGTAATGTCAAGAATTTCTATAGAACCTTTTGGTACGACAAATTCCGAATGAGCCATGTTCTGCACTACCAGTGTACCATCAAACGTAAGATCACTAGACAGTAACGGATTAGTCATAGAAGTGATTTTACCTTTAACAGTAAAAAGATCACTGTGCCTAAATACTCCCCACGTAGGATTAGCGTTGTAGTTACCTATAAATATATCTGTATCAAGTAATTCAACGGCAATATCATCTGTCGTTAAGCAAGCTAAGGAAGCCCCGGAATTAATCTCTTTCCAATGAAATCCTCTAATAGTTCCAGATGTAATCCCAGGAAAGCTACTCATAAATTTAAATACGTACGGAAACTCGCCTGATAACTCTGCGTGCAGATCAAAGTTTAAATCCGTTCCTATCCTTTCGTCAAAGTCATAAGTAACAGCTTGATGATCTTTTGCTACTGCGTAGCAGTTAATCATATTTAAACGCCTACAACTTGTCATGTGAATAGGTGTACCAAGGATTCTCTTTCTAAAGTCGCACTGTAGAAAAAGTTGACTATTAAAACTTTGCTGTGTATTTATCGGAATTGTTATAGGATAGTAATCTGAGCTTATTCCAAACTTATTCCTCCCATCTAGTACCATACCAAAGGAAGTAGTATCTTCATGGTCATTCCAGAAAGAACAGCCAAGTCCAACAAACATTTCTGATGCAAGGTTATAAAAACTCGCAAAAGTAAATTCTCCTGTTGTTTTTACATTGCTAAAATTAAATTGAGCAGCAGTTTCATCATCATTACCACGAGCTACTTGTATTCCTATAGATGGTCTTGCCGCAGGATCACCGTAAACATGCACATTTATTAGTCTTCCAGAATTAGACCGAGTGAAATCCATAGCAGCTTTACCTGGACAAGAACCTACTACCGTAGCTCCGTAAAACTCAATTACGTAAAAAGAATTTCTACTAGGAACTCTGAGATTTGTAAAATCAAGCCCTTTTGTAGTTTTATATCTTCCTTGCGGAAATATTAGCCTAGCTCCTACGTCACCCCCAGCAGAAGAGAGATACGTTCTAAGAGCAGCTGTGGCTCGGTTGATAGCATCAGAATCATCAGCTACACCAAGTCCTGTAGCACCGTAATCTTTTACATTTATAGTAGCCACAGGAGGAAGAACTAAAATATTTCCTCCGTTTATCATATGAAGGTTGTCAACCTGGAACGTAAACTCTACATTTATAGCATCGCTACTTCCATACTGCGCTGTTATTGTAACTACTTTAGTCTCAACAGGATTATCTTGATTGACAATGATTGTGTCTGTTGACGTAAGGTGAATTTCCCCAGAGGAAACAGCAGGAGTAATAGCAGTATTTCCTCGAACGATTACGTTATTTGTAGCACAGTAAACTGAATACGACAAGCTCGTTGGAATTGAGAGTTCTCCGTATTTATCCTTAACTTTAAAAGATAAAAAAAGAGAACTCCCCTCGCCAACGGAGGGGAGTATCTCACTCATAGGTTAGACTCCATCGTCAGCAAGGGTAAAGGTGTACTGGACGTTGAGAACATCGCCAGAGATAACAGCACGGGAAGCTCCGAGGAGAACAGAGCAAAGAAGCTTTCCACCTCCGGCGGTGTCTGCCTTCGTAGATGCCGCAGCTCCACCGCCAACTAGGGCGCCGCCGTAGATCGTCTTTGTTGCATTGATGGAGAAGACGGCTTTAGAAGCAGAGTTATTGATTGCCCCTGCCGCGATTGCTCCGTCAACGAATTCAGGCCGAGTACCTTCGGTATAAGCAGTACTCTCTGTATAACCGGGAACAGCATACGTATGCGCTGCAAGTGGTGTTGTATTCGACTCGAAAATAACGACATACCACGGGTCAATCACAGTTCCATTCTTTAAAAGAATAGTAAGATCGTGATTAATTCCTTCTGTCGTTACAAGATTATGTATTGGACCTTCAGTCCACTTCAGCTTCCCATCCGCCCCAAAGCATTCGAATGTAAAGTATCCACCTAACAAAGCCTTCTGAATCATTCCAAGAGCCATGTTATTCTCCAATTGAGATAGTACGTTTAGTGAAGATAACTTCTATCGTTCGTTCCTTGACACTGAACCTTATCTTTGTCCCGACCCTCCCGTGAGATAGAACAACATCACTTCCAAGAACTCCATCTCCTAGTGAAAGAAGTAATGTAAGAAATGCAGTTGCTGCGTCGCTTGTGCTTGCTCCGTCAGAAAGTGTTACTGTAAACGTCCCAATCATTCCAATGGAATCGGACGCTACTAAAGCATCTGCCAATGCAGCAAGCGCGGTAATAAAAGCTACTCCAGAATCAGATGCTACAAATGCATCTGCAATTGCCTCGACTCTGGTAATAAATCCGCTTGATGAATCTCCTGCGGCAGAACCATCCGAAAGATTTTCGTTGTATGTAAATCCAATTATTAAAACACTATCACTAGCTTTCGCTCCGTCTGCTAAAAGCCGAGTAAAAATTCCAAATGCAACAAGGGTATCTGAGAGAGTCAATCCATCCCCGATTGCGTTAATGAAATTTCCTTCCGAAGAAGATGAATCTCCAGCAGTTGTTCCATCCGATAGACTTCCAGAAATAGTCACAGAACCGGAAGAGCTATCCGATACGGTTGTTCCATCAGCAAGAGCAATGTCAAAACCAAGTCCATCTACGATAGAGTCGGAAAAGATTCCTCCATCTGACAAGACCATCTGCATTGTATTGAAAATTTCTTGAAGATCACTAACAGAAAGACCATCAGATAAGTTTGTTAAGAACGTTCCAACTTCACTTATTACATCACTTACTTTTGCAGTATCCGCCAGAGAGGCGAGAAGACTTGCGACTACAGTAGATGTGTCACTAGTTTTTGCTCCATCTGAAAGTTCTTTATTAAAAATTCCTAGTACAGATACAATGTCAGAAAGGCTACCTCCGTCAGATATAAGAGTTGTTAAATCAATCACTCCGCCGTCTGTATCTCCACCAGATACACCATCTGCCAGAGAAATTGCTATAGTTATATTCCCTATCGTTGTATCGCTTCCCTTAGCTCCGTCAGATAACGTCAGTTCATACGTTGTTCCTCCAATAGTTATCGTTATAATCCCGACTCCAGGAAGAAACCATCCTGTTGTTGAAGTTACCTGCACCATCCCACGTCCTGGAACAAACCACCCACCTCCCATAGCTATGCCTCCGTTATAACTGGATCAATATAAATCGTTGTACTTGGCTTTGCTACGTAGATACGAGCGGTTATAGGCCCGGCTTTGCCGGGAGTTACAGTTACAGCAAATTTAAATTTGTTTACATTCGTAATTCCAGTAGTCGTCCAGGCAACGGAAGATGTCGCTAAATCCGCAGGTGTCCCCAAAATTGCACATTTTGTTGTAGCTACTGCTCCAAGGCCGTCTGTTCCGTTTGCGGGGTACTCAAACGTCATCCAGACTTCATCGTTCTGAAGATTAGTTAGAGAGTCGTAGACTCCTTCGACAGTAAAAGTCTTCTCTGTTGCTGAAGCTGTGTAGCTTTCAATAGGTGGGGATGGGTGCGCTATATAGTTGTCTTGTGAAGTTGATTTTGAAATTAACTTATAAGATATTGCTGTAGCTCCATGGACTGCTCCACTTGTTCGAACAATCGTTATCTCATCTTGCGAAGTTCCAAAGGAAGTTTCTTCGTAAAAATCATAGGTATTATTTGCACCAGAACAATGATGAAGTTTATAATGTACACTAGGATCTGTAGTCGCGACTGTTCCAACTGTTACTGTAAATCCTGCGTCGGTTGGTAGTTTACAACGAGTTAATATAGCATCAAGCCCAGCGGCACCATCTAAGTCAAGCAGTGCTGTTGCAGTAGCGCCAAGGCCAACTCCTGTGAAATCTACATCTCTAATATCCAAGACTAAATGATACCCAGCAGTAGTCCCACGAGCAAACAAGGCTGTTGCTCCGACTGTATTGACTACTGCTCCACCGAACCATTCCAGATATCCGATCCCTGGGTTTAAGGTAGAACCACCCATAATGTAACTTCCGATATTACCAGCCTTAAAATCTCCATTAATTATGCGCAATGTGCTATCGTTTGTTATGACTAGCCTTTGCGTTGATGCAGAAGTAAGATCAATAACGGTCCCACCATTACTTTCAAGAATAACTATTCCTCTAGTCGTGTCTAGCTTAAACGCGCCGGACGATGCAATATTTGCATTAGCATAGGTCACACCATATGAATACAACGATCCATCAAGTGTAACTGTATAAGCACCAGTTCCGGTATACGTCTCAACTGCCCCAGCAGTAAGAGCGTCAGCAGCATCTTTGTCTACAGAAATAACCTTTTTTATGTTTGTTATGGTTGAGCCACAGGTTATTGAAAAACTGCCCGTGTTTGCATAAGATCCATTATGTGCACTATGAACTTTTACAACATCTCCAGTTGCTGTTGCAGCGTATGTAAGTGCCCAGTAAATAAATGGACCTGCATAGGCCCATGAAGTAATGGCTTTACAAGTCCAGGTAATGTCATTATCTACAACGGTATTTCCGGGAGTTGTTGGCCAAGTTGGTTCACTTCCTCCAGACGTACCACCATCCACGTCTGCTTCGTAAACGAATGCTCTTGCTGCTGTAGTTGCATACGCAATCCGGCAGTAAACAAGGGCATTCGCTCCGTATGCTGTAGTTGGAGCCCAGACAACAGAGTTTCCACTGTTTACGTAGTATGTCGAAGCCATTTAATTCCTTTCGAATCAAATACACATTGTGTATTTACTTCTTATTTGCTGGAACGGAAAAGAGATACTGAAGAGGACTATCCTTGTAGATTTCTGGAATATCTACTTCACTGATTCGGATTGCTTTATTTATTGTAACGGGAATTATCCCGCTTCGACCAAGCCAGTTACTCAAGAAATCCGTTACGATGAAATCGGGTTCTTCGTTTACAAGCTTCGCTTGATGTCTCTTTGCAAGTGTTTCAAAAACTCCTCCAACTATTGGAGCTACACGAAGAGAGGGTTCTGTTGCTTCCATATTCAGAAAGGGAACGTGTCCGACTTGTGGCATGAGGTCAAGGCCAAGAGAACCACCTGCAGAAATCAATGCTCCAGAAATAACCATGTCCTTTACAAGCTGCTTTGCAACGAGAGTTCCGAAGAAATCTCTTTCTGTGTTCAACGCATCTGTGATAAGTCCGCCTTTAAATCCAGCTTCGCCATCCCGAATGAAATTCTTCAACCCCTTCAATGCCTGAACGAAATCCCCAAGAGAAGCACCTTTTAGATTCCTTCCAGCTACAGTCAAGGCACGATTTGTTCTGTATGCCTGGATTGCCCGGCGTTCCCAGATTTTAAAAGGAGTTGATTGAAATAGAAAGAGTGCGCGGACTTTTGGATCACGAAGCCAAGAAGGATTCAATGCTCCGCCAAGGAAGTTGTTCTTTAGAATAGTATCGTAGATACCGTAAGCAGCTTGCTGCCCAGTCATTCCTCTCTTCATTGCTATTTCTGTAGCTGCGATAACGGAGTGTGCACGGTCGAATGCTTCAATAGATCCAACAAGTACAGAACCTTTGTCATTTATCTTTGCAAGAGCACTATCAACAGACTTCCAAATTCCCTTTCCAGCAGTAAGATCACTTACCTCCATATCTGCTACGATGGACATAAGGCGGTTTGTATGAGCGAAGCTATCGACGTACTGGTCAGTCAAAGCCCTCTGCGCCCCGGCCTTTGTAACTCCAAGAGAACTGAGAAGTCCTGTATTCGCAGAACGATATAGCCAGTTTCTTTCTGCTGCTCCAATAGCCTCTGGAGCGTGCTTCAGAGATTCTGAAAGACCTAAAGCAGACCATGTTCCTACGTTCTTAAAGATGTGCTTGAATGCAACTGAAGGAGCAAAGCCAATAAGTCTAGCAACTTCAAAAGCTGCGTATCGATTTGCCCATTGATTCGCTGTTGTGCTTTGAATAGGAATCGAAGATTCCTTGATAGAGTCCCAGAAAGCTTTAAGAGCAGGATTTCCCTGTACAACAGAAGACCGCATATGAGCATACCATCCGTCTTTCTGTCCTCTTCCCCAGAAAGAAGACCATTGAATCCTTCTCTCTGCGTCTGGGATATATTTCGAAAGAATATAGGATGTATCAGGAAGCATCATCCTACTGTACTTTCCACGCTGAAAGAACTTCGTCAACGGAGTCGAATCAGTTGCAGAAAGACTAAGCTCCTTCATTCGAAGAGCTACGGATTCTTCGTTCCAAGCAGGATGCCAAGCGTGGTGCATATAGGGGCGCTCTGTTAGAGGATGAAGTCCAGCTTCCTTTGAACGGACTGCGTAGTCTCCCATGAGCTTCTGGATTCGAGAAATCGCGGAACGCTCTGTGAAGGAAAGCTTCCCTTTAAGCCATGGATAGTATGTATTCCACGCAGTGTCTTCAGATGCAAGAGCAACACGGACAGTAGAATACTTGTCTGCAAGTCCTTTGACTGTCTCTTCCCATTCTTTGAGATATGCCTCATGCTGCGGCTTCAAGTCGTCCATTATCTTTGTAGCAACGCCAAGGCGTTCTTCGAGTTCTGTAATCTTATCAGATATCTTTCCTGCCTTCTCTGGATACTTTGATACGTATCTCCGAAGCCCAGTCAACGCCTTTGTATCTACGCCATGCTGTGCTTCTACAGCCCTTCGAAGAGCAACGTCAGGTCCATACCTCTTTGCAAGAGGTTCCATTGTATCTGAAATAACTTTTGTTACCTTTGCATCTGTTCCAATTCCAGCTACATCAAGAATATTCTTTGCAACTTGGATTGCCTTTTCGCTATTATTCAGATACGCCGTTTGAACACTTGCAATTTCAACAGCAGGATTTGCACCTTCTTTATAAAAAACAACCCCTCTTGCATACGGAGTAAGGAGTCTATCAGTTTTCATAGGAAGACCAGTTGTCCGTTCGACTGCCTTAGTCAAATGTCCAAAAGCAGCAGAAGCTCCCTTTCCGACACGGAGACCTTCTTGCATCCTGGGAAGGACATAGGGATTCAATGGATCTACAGGAACAGAATCAAGATGGAGTTTATTTATAATCTCAGCTGCCTTTTCCAGGCCAACCTTCTTCGCAAGTCCTTCAACCTGCGGAACAAGAACCTTGGGAATTGTCTTAGCTGCCTGAGAAAAGACTCCTGCCTCAGCTTCCTTTACTCCAAAGAGACTATCTAAAGCAATTGAACCACTTATCAGCGTAGGTGCAAGAAGGATAAGAGCACTTCTCCTGGAAAGAATCTTATTGAATATACTGGAATAAGACGCATTTGCTTTAGTTAACTGTGCTTTTGCTTCGAGTACTGAAGCTCCTGCCTTTACCTTCTCGCCAAAGATCCTTCCTATTATCTTTCCTGGATTCAAAATATCTTGAAATGCTTCTATTCCCTTTTCTGCACCTTCAAGTGCAACACGTTCGGAGAAGAATTCATTTATTTCTTTTTCGACCCAGGCGGCCTCAGAAGCTATACCTTCTTTCAACTCCCCAAGCGTCTTCGAAGAAAAAACCATATCGTCAGTAAGTTGAGACGCGGAAAGACCTTTTCCTTCTCCTGAAACAATGCCAGCTCCCTTTGGAATTTTCTTTACATTTGCTTTTACTGCAGTAATCGCTTCTTCATCTAAGATATTGTAAAAAGCGTTAAGGTCATCTTCAGCTTCTTTAACTCCACCCCAGCCCATTGTCTTCGCTTGCTCTTCAGAAACAAGTCCTTTCATGCGCTTTACAGAAGTAAGACCTTTTTGTTTTTCCAATGCTTGTGTTGGAATTTTAGTACCTTCAACACCGTAGTTAGAAAGTTGGCTGCTATAGCGTTCTCGAAGAGCTGTGTTTGCTTGTAGTTCCCTTACTTTAGAAGCATTCTCTCGTTCCCAAAGAGCTTGCTTCTTTGTCATAGAAGCATCGAGTTCTTGCGTTCTCCTTGCAGAAACGGATTGATACTGTCTGGCTATTTCTTCTTGACTTGAAGTAGACTCAAATCCAAAAAGCTTCTGTTGTTTTTCAGTCGTCTCTCGAATAGCCTTCGAAGCAAGAGAGGCTTCCCTTGTTGCATCTTCAATGCGAATACCTGCTTCGGCTTTTCGAAGAGCATCTTCAGCAGCTTCGTCAGAAAGTTCTTTGAATGTATTTCGAAGGAGGTTTCCTTGCGTTTCAACTGCCTGAGTAGCAGCTACCTTTGTTCCCTGCGCTCTTCGAAGAAGAACGTTTTCTTCGAACTGAAGAGCTGACTGAAGCGGCGTTGTCCTCTTTGTAGCTTTTGCAGCTTCTACAAAGTAGGGATCAACTACCATTCTTCCGGCAGCTTCGTCGAAGTATCCACCCCCAGCTTCTTGGAATCTCTTTGTTTGGTCGAAGACAATACCCTTATAGTCAACGCCTTCTTTTACTGCATTGTCTATCAGATTATTGAAATCTTTCTCTGCCTTTATTGCACTTCCCATCTTTACCGCATTTGCTGCGGTAGGAAAGCGGTTAAAGATAGAAGCAGCTTCTTCCTTTAGAATCCCTGCTTCAGCAGCCTTCTGAAGAACCTTCGGAAAACTCTTCTGAAGAACAGCGCCGCCAACAACATCTGGAATAAAGTCAGCTCCAAGAAGCTTTGCCTTATCCAGGAGACTATCAGAAGCTTCTTTTGCACGATACCATTCTGTTTGGTGAAGAAGTTTTCGAACGGGATGGGAAAGAACTTCAGTCGCCGCGGAAAGAACTCCAAGGCTAACAGCTCCTCCAGGACCACCTGTTACAGCACCAACAGCAGCGCCAAGGCCACCGGCGGTTAGGATATCAGCAGGAGATGCAAGATAACTTTCTTCTGCAAGACGTTTATCTTCTTCTGCTTTAACATCTTGAAGATACTCTTCGTGCCCAGGAAGTTTCTTTAGTTGTTTGTTTTCCCCGAAGAGTGTACTTGCGTCAGCTTCTCTTTTGTACCGATATGCCTCTTCGAGTTTTGATCTTCCTGACTTCCCAGGTTGTGCAATTTCTGCTTTTACAATTACATTTGCAATATCTTTTGCTTTAAACTGCCGAAACTCCGGCATTGCCAGAGCTTGCTCTACCTTCTGCCGAACAGCAGGAACATATCCCTTCAAGGGATGATCTTCTGGAATTGTTTCATCTAACGCAGTAGTTCGATCAGGAGCTTTAGAGTACTTCGGAGTTTTTGTAGTTGGAAGAAGAAAATCAACTTCTCTCGCAACCAGTTTATCAACTTCATCTGGTCTTGCAAGGAGGTCTTCTTTTTCCACTGTAGCAGAGGCGATTCGGTTTAGAATACTGGCTGTTGCCATGTGTTCCCCTTTTGGTAGAACAAATACACATTGTGTATTTGTTCGACTTTTGCTGGGTTAGCCCGGTTGAGCAAGAATGGAACCGGCAGTATCGAGATTAATGATTCTTTTTCGCTGCCGTAACTGCTTTGCTTTTGCAACTGCTTTTCTTGTAGGAGTTACAGGAGTAGCGAGTTCAGTTCCCTCTTGTGAACTTTTAGGATAAAGGCTCTGAACAGCTTTGGTTAAGTCAGCCTGAGAAATAGAGGCTTCCTTTCGCATATCTGCTTCTGTCTTAGCAATGTCCTTACGTGACTGTGCTTCGATATTTGCAACATCAATTCGATTCGTTCCAGCTATCCGGGCAAGTTCTTTATCTGACCTAGCACCATACTGCGCAGTAAAGGCAGCTGTTCTTGCTTGAAGTGCAGAACCAAAACGACTAGCCCCAGTACGTTCAGCATCACCGTAGTTAGCCGCCTCTGCGTTTATTCTAGCTACATCGATAGCACCCTGAGAACTAATATACTCTCGCTGTGCTTTCTTATCAAAAGCAATAGCGAGTTTAGCTTCCATAGGAAGATCGTTATAAGCCATTTTAAACTCCTTTAATCTTGATGAATCCATTCATTGATAATGGAAACGCTAGTTCCAGTTTGTTCACTAATCGCGCTACTTGCATTTGCGCTGGTTGAATCACTTCTGTTTTCACTATAGCCAATTTGCCCAGAAGCGGAGATAGAACCGAGGGCAGCTGCACTTATCTGAGATGCGACAGAAGCAACAGCTCTAATAACTTCCTTCTCAATTCCAAAAAGAGTAGATGCGCTTTCTAGAAGAGCACTGGCGTATTGCCAGTCTGCAGTTACTTTTGCTTTCTCTTGTTCTATTTCTGCGACGAGGCCATTATTTATGGCCTCGTACATTACTTTTATTCGCTCTATTTGAGCAAGATACTTCTTAATCCTACTCTCTGTGATGACGCTATTTATCTGTGCGATACCTAAATCCTTTGCTATTACTGTTTTAACCCTTTCCATCTTTGCTGTGAATGTTTCAATAAAGTTCTTTTCCTTCTCCACCTCATGAGACATGATATAGTTTGATAACGTAGAAGCAGCATCTCTTGTTCGAAGAATATTCTCTTGTGTTAAAGTTGCATTGTTTGTAGCTATTTCAAAATCTAACTTTGCAAGTTCACGAAGCTTCTCTCTATTTATCCTATCTACTCTAACTTCATAGTGCCCAGATGGAATCTTCCATCCAACAGCTTCTATCTGCTCGTTAAGATTATTAACGTCTTTTTCAAACAATTCATCAAGCTTATGCTTTGTCCTATTAAATATAGCTTCTTCCATATCCGGAGAAAGAGCAGTTCCACCTTGTTCGAGAGCATTAAGAAATTTTATTTTTACCTCTGTAAGTAGATCGGATGTATATGCGTATTCCCAGTTAGTCCACGTTGTTACGTCAGGATCAGTGACTTTCTGATCTTTTATAGTTACGTCATCTGGTTCGTCAGGAAGTTCAACTTCTTTAAGTACATTTGTTTGTTTTTCATAAGGCATTGTTACTTTTGCAAGAGCATTTTGTATATGTGTTTGAAGATACTCTCCAAGTCCTCCTGCAATAAAATCGTATGCCAAAAGATTTTCAAACGCTTCTGTTGCTCTTTCATAGGTTTCTTTAACATAGTCCTGTGAGATATCCCATCGTCCCTGGACGAGTCCAGCAGCAAGACCTTCAACGACAGGTTCGTATGCATCTCCAGTTCCACCAGTGCCCATTTTAACTCTCCTCTATTTCTTTACTGGTTTCATGAACAGTTGTAAGCCCATAAGCAGCACAATATCCAATACTTTTCATATCACCTGCTTTTTCGTTAACTACATGAGTTGAAGTTATCCACCTAGCTGGATCATCAGGATTTTCCATCGGAAATTTTCTGGACCTAAGCAGTTTATTTTTATATACCATGCCGTATTCTTTGGTACTGGTAGCAGCATTATTATAGCTATAGACATAGACAGGTTCGTCATTGTAATCATAAATGTTCATATCAGGAGCGTAAAAGAAATTTGCTTTAGTAATATTTGGTATTTCTGTAGGACCAGAAGCTGTATCTAACAACGTAAACATTTCGTCATCTATGCAAAGATACAGATTAGATGTACAAATTGATTCATCTCGATTATAACTAGTAAAAGTAGACACACCGTCAATAACTACATTTAATGAAAAACCTGACGACCTTGCAATTACCCAATCTTGAACAGCTACTAATGTGATATTGTGTTTCTTATCCTCAGTTTCACGACTTTTCCAGAGCTTAATTTCCCTAAAACTTCCTGAAGTAACGCTTGCCTCGCTGGACCAGCCAGAGGTGTGTACGTTACCTCAGGTAACTGGACCATTTACTTGATATGTTTCACACCAATATATAAAATATGAACTTCCAGTACGATTTGACGAATAGTAGTATGATTTATTAAACAGCATACTTCCGTTAGGAGTTCTTAATTGTGCATATCCATTATGTGATCCAAAATAATTCCAATAGCCTCTACTCCATGGATTATAAGAGTCACCACATATAATTGAGCCACACAGGAGTGATTCGCCACTTTCACCCGATACAGACTCTTCATTTACCTGTGTACTATCCCCAGCATTTTTATATGAACCATACAAACTAATTAAGTCAAGATTTTCGATTTTAAACTTTATATCTAAACCATGCGTTTTTGCATGAGTGTAATAAACTGTGTCTTTTAGTTCAATGTCTGCTAGTTCGAGAATAATAAGCATATTGTCCCAAGTAGTAAACCTTGGAATACAGACATGTGTTTTATAACTATTTGGTTTACCAACTACTATAGCTGGAATAGGAAAAAGATATTTATGTCGATTAACTATGCTTCTTCTTTTTCCCTTTTTCTGCGATTGCCCTGTTATTGTAACAGTCTCGCTTCCATAGATGTCTTGGTAAATAAGACGACTTCCATCTTTTAAGACAGTTTCTTTTCGAAATACAGGAGAGTTTTGCCTATTATCCATCCGAGCTCTCTGAGTAAACAGTTTTCCGTCATGCTCGTGGGAACTAGCTACATCTGTATCACCTTCTAAGATAAATTTTGTAAATAACTTCGTTTCTTTCCCTGGTGTTTCAATCCAGAAGTCCTTATGAATTCGATTAGATTTCATTTCCCTGTCTCCACGACTGTAGTCTCTATACGGTCAAGACTAAAATCTTGTCCTTCTGTATTACCAAAGTTTATCTTACAGAAATCTCCCTTTGAATTTTTACTTCCATAAAGAGAAACTTTTCGAACTCCAGTTAGCATAGATGGTTTTGCCATCAGGTTAATGTCAGTAACGTCTCCATCAAAGGAAGTAGAAATACGGACGTAACCATCCGAAGCGCAAAAGATATCAACTTGTCTGAGTTTCTTAGCCGAACTACTACCAAAGTCAGTTACAAATTCTACTTCCGCAGGAATATCTTTCCCTTCATCATTGTCACCTGTATCTACTTCGTAGATTCCATCTACTCCAGCCGCAAGGACTTTCCCTGCGAACTCACAGAAGCTTACAAATGCAAAGTTGTTATACATAGAGATGGCTTTATTTTTCATTCGATAAACTACTGTGAGTTCGCTCATTTGATTAATCTCCTATACGACCAGTCATTCGAAGGTCGGGTTCTATCATCTGAAAGCACTTAAATGGATCGAGAAGCATTCCGCAAGAAGGGCAGAAAGCCTTCTCTTTTTCAAGGAAAATAGTCCACTGTTTGCATATGTCACACTGAATCATACGGTTCATACATTCCTCACGAAACGAGGGTTATAATCTGAGAAGCCTTTCGATATGCTTCCTTCGAGGCCGGAAAAGATATCGTTGCTTTCGACTCCTATAGTCATTCCTTCCATTGCTCCGAGGATACACGCAAGAGCAAGAGAGCCAGAAACACTCGTATCTCCAACAATGCCAGTGCTAGAGAATGTTATTTTATATGTTCCAAGAAGGCTACCAGCATTACTAATGCCATCCTGTGTAAAATCTACATCAAGGAAGTTAAGCGCCATATTCCCGCGAACTTCCATAGATGCAGTCATGAAAAGAAAAGGTTCAATTACGAATTGATCCGGCTTTGGCTTTGCTCCACCAAAGCAAAGAAGGTCAACTTCAAGAAAGTCGATTTCTAAAATACCAGTTTCTGGCGGACCTATCGAAAGATCTGGAACAATCCCAGAAAGAGAAAGGGAGCCAAGTGTATGTACTGTAGCTCCCATAGAAAGGGTTATTGAGACAACGTTTAAAGAAGACTCGTAAAATCCATTTCCAGTAAAAGAGGTATTAAGAAAAGCAAGTTCAGCAGAACAACCAGGAGCAATGGAAAAGGAGATAGCTGGAATGGAAAGGAGAAGGGAACCCGTTTCGGCCATTTCTATCTCCTTTTAAGTTGAAAAGGAAACAAATACATATTGTGTATTTGTGCCTTTTAAACACTCGCAGGAAAGGTAAATGAAGCAGTGTCGATTGTGAGTGTTACGCTGAGAGCTAGAGCGGTGGAAGAGACGTTAAGATTGTAGGATGTTCCAACACCTACGGTTCCTTGAATACGTGGGTAAAGGAAAGGAGTTGTATCTGCTGTTCCAGGATCGGAAGCATTCGCAACCCAACGAAAATAAGTCATAGAACCAGATGGGTTGATAAGGCCAGCACCACTCCAGACTTCTCCAGATACCTTACTTACGACTCCAGCAACCGCATCTCCGAGTTCGAGGCCGTTTGCAAAGGCACCAGCAGCCCAGGCAGCTGAAGAAAGAGTTATCGTAGCAACGATATTTCCAGCAGTAGCAGCATCTGCACTTGCAGGAATAGAACCATTGTAAATGTTGATAACTCCATCCATGAGGATATCACGGAGAGAACCGCCAGAACAGCCGATGACACAACCGGCAGCAGGGAAGACCTCTGTTCCTGCAAGAGTTCCAGTAGCAAAGGAAAGCGTTCCTGCAACAACAGCTGTGAGGGTAACATTGGTAATGTTATTTCCACCAGTCGTTGCATTCTTCGTTGTAATGAGCATGTTTGGGGCAAAGCCAGCAGTGATGAGGCCGTTGCCAGACTCTGTGATAGTATCTGGACTACCTCCATTATCGTAGTAATCGAGTGTAGCTCCAGAGAAAAAAGCCTTTACACGTCCCTGACGTGAAGCAAGGAAGTTTCGAAGACAGGTGCTGTAGTAGAGTGCCATTATTTATATCTCCTAGGAAAACAGCGTTACATGATAGGTGTTATCCCAATAGCCAGCAGAACCGTGTGTTACCTTGGGAATTTTAAAACGATATTCTGTCAACATGGAAGTATTCCCATTCGAATCACCAAGACAAATTCCTTTGTGAGAAGTCCAGAGGATTGCTTTTCCATTTACCTCTGGGCTAAAGTCAGAACCATCTATTACAAGATCGGTTCCGATTACAGGGTGACTGAACTTCTCTTCTAACTCTACCGGCTTAAGCGAATCAAATGTATCTCCTTTGCAGAAGTAGACTTTCTGCGCTGTTCCGACATAGATTCCATTATCCACAGAGCGAAGAAAACGAATTCTTCCATCAAAGGAGTGAGAATCAAGAAGGCTAAAGAAAGAGAAGAAAAAAAGAACAGAAGCGTAGACTGTGTTATCTACTGCTACAAGCACACGACCATTATAGAAATCAAGGCGTGTGCCAACTGGAGGGTCACTAAAAGTTGCAAAACTCTCTCCAGGTGAATTAGGTGGTCTTGTTTTTCCATTTGGGCGTCTCCACTGAAGTTCTTCGCCATCTACAATAACACCATTCCTAGTACCATTACAATGAAAAACAGTTTTATTTACTTCAACGTAGCTTAGACGCTTGTTTCTATCCGTTGATGCAATGGTCACTACCTGGTTATTAGGGTAAAGAAGATTTAAGTTTTCTCCCTGAACAAAGATAGCGTATGGAAGACCTGGAGAGTAAAAGAGGCTATGCGGAAGCTCAGTTGAGATAAGTCGATTAAATCCCTTTCTTCGAATGATTCGATTCGGCTGAATGATATCTACATTGAGAGCATAAGAAAGTTCAGTTGTCCCCTTTTCCGGATCATAAAAAAGATCGGTGGGGTCAACTGCGTTATTCATTCCAATGAAGTCTTTGAAGGTATTCTTTTTCATTAGACATCCCAGAAAGAGATGATGGAATGCCGACGGTTTTTCCCAAGGAACTCTCGGTATTCCTGAAGACCTTTTTCAAAGTGATATTCGTTTGCATTGGTCTGGATCTTCTCTGTTGCGATGTCTGTTTCGATGAGGTTCCAGATAACGCGAGCGGAGCCATTTACAAGAAGCTTGCGGTGAAGGAAGGAAGGAAAGATAGGAATGTCGCTATCTACGGAAAGAGCCGTTGGATTTGCAGTATAGAGAATGGTTAGTGTTTGAACTGGATTTGGAACATAAGCATACCAGAGAGTAGAACCTTCTAGGGCAACGGATTCAACTGTACCAGAATCGCCCCAGGCAGTTCCATAGAACTCGAAAAGATCATCGAGGTTCCTGTAGATGGTGACTGCTTCGTCTGAGTTAGACGCATTTCGAACTCTTCGAAGAAGACCGGAAAAACCACTTGAAACAGCAGAAAGAGAAACATACTGCGTTGAAAGAACGGTTTGAACTGTGGTGATTCGCTTAAGTTCTGGGATGAGAAGTTTTGCACATACCTCTCTTTGAACATCGTTAATAACATTGTTATAATCCAGATCCGAGAAACTCGGTTCTGGTGCGAGATTCTTGAGTTCATCTCGGATCTCTTCGAAGGTCATTTAGATTCCTTCTTTCCCTTTGGAACAAGGAAGGTAAGTACTCCAGCCACGTACTGCCCGAGGAGAAACCTAGCCGTTTCACGGAATTCTGTTACGAAGTAACTGATTCCAGAGAAAGCCAGGATTATACATCCAAGGATGCCGAGTAGTACGTGGCTTTCGTACTTCATGGAAGGTCCTTTCATTTAGGGCAAATGCACATTGTGTATTTGTCTAGAATCCCGGAACATCGTACACGAGCATATGGAAACGGCCCGTTCCAGCTGCGATAGTTCCAACATTCGAGATGGTTGCATAGACAACGGGGACAGTGGTTGCAGCGCCGAGAATTTTAAACGGGGCTGCCCAGCTTCCAGCGATCATGGCAACGAGCCAGTCGCTGGCGTTGCCGGTTGTGGAACCGTACCAACCGGCAGTGCCGACGGTGATGTCGCCTTGTTTGATGTATTCATCCAAGTCTACGACGGTGATATCACCACCTGTGGTAATGTCGTCAGTAGCGATGGTTCCCGTACCAACATCAATTAAGGTGTTGACAGTGAAAGCAGTGATTACCTGGAAGACAGCCATCTGAACAAGGATATGCTTGACAGTAGGGAAAGAAAAAAGAAGAGCACCTTTGTCTTCGGAGTCAATTCCGTTGATAACTCCGGAAGAGATCCAATAGGGATTCGGCCAGACATGATTCCGAAGATCGTTTCTGCGGTAATCGATTGCAGTGATTGTGGCCATTTAAAACTCCTTTAGGGAAGTTCAAGGATTCGCATGTGAACAACGCCAGTTCCAGCAACGATGGTATCGCCAGCGTTGGCAATGGTAGCATAAACTACAGGGACGGTGGTTGCAGCTCCTGTAAGAAGGAACGGAGCAGCCCAACTTCCTGCAATAGCTGCGGTGAGCCAATCGGATGTATTTCCGGTTGTTGAGCCGTAGCGTGCAGGAGTTGCGATAGTGATATCACCTTGCTTGATGTATTCATCAGCATCTACAATGGTGATATTACCATCTGTGGTTACGGCATCAGTGGCGATGGTACCAGAACCAATATCGATAACGGTTCCAGTTGTAAAGGCTACAAGAACCTGAAAGTACACATTCAGGATCAGGTAGTTCTTTACCCGAGGGAAGGAAAAGCAAAGAGCTCCTCTGTCCTCTACTACCGAGCCCACAACGGTCTGACTCTTGAGCCAATAGGGAACAGCGGCCTTGGTCCTCTGCGTGTCTGTTCGACGATAGTCAGTGCATACTATAGTGGCCATACTCTCCCCTAGTGGATGATAATATAGGGAACGAAGATGAAGAAATCACCAGCGGCTCCGCCGGTTACGGTGGTTACGGTGATGATGGCAGAGTCAGTATAGGCGTGGAAGCCAACCCCGCTAAATTTGTTTCCAATTACTTCAGCATCCGCAGTAACTGTGTCGAAGAAGAAATCAGCAGAGGAGCCGCCGGAGTAACTACTATAACCAACAGTGATCGTTCCAGCAGCGCCAAACGCAGTGATGATGTTAAGGTGAACTCCAAGGACCAAGGCAAAACGAGGAACGCGAATAGCGTTATAGGTAGCTGCAGTAGGAGAATCGAATAGCCTCGATCTTGCGACTCTGAAATTATCAGAGCTGTAGTTGCTATAGAAGTCAGTAGCCATCAGGTCCTCCTAGATTAGACCAGCCGGACGCCGTAGGTGGAACCGACAACACAACCATAGTCCTTTGTGGCTCCAGAAAGGGTGAATTGGGTTTTCTTTACTCCAAAGATACCACCACCACGAATCATAACGTAGCGTTTAGCATCCTTCTCGTAAGGAACAAAGGACATGACAGAGGATTTGGATTCACCAGCCCCGCCCCAGGCCCAACAAGCGCTCTGTGCGCCCAGGAGAAGATTGCGGTAGATACCGCCAGAACCAACGGTGAGGACTTTGGGAATGCGTTCGCTGCGGGAAACCAGAAGACCGTTGTATTCGAAGTCTACGTTGGGCATCTGGAGTTTGTTCGCCCGGAGAAGCATATCTCCCCACTGGCCGGTGTTGGTATTCTGCCGAAGAGCATCGAAGACAAAGGTGTGCAGGATAATGCGGTAGTAGTTCTTTCCGCCTCGCTTTATCGGACGAATCTTAAAAGAATCGTTCAGAGGCATTTCTGCCCGCTGCTTCATGCGATCAAGGAAGGTAAGGTCCATGACATCGCCGGAACCGAGGGCAAGTTCTGCAGTAGCAACGGCAGTAGAGTCAGCTTGGTTAATGGCCATATGATGGTCTGTATCGGGCTCATTAATCGAGTTTCCAAAGACCTTCCCTGCAATACGGAAAGCAGAATTCCCTGCCAAAGTATTAATAACGAGCATGGAAAGCTTTTCGACCCACCAGTCCTGAAGACCACTCTTCCCTTCATTCATAAGATCCCAAGGGATTCTCTGTTCCTCCATCTTTCCGCCAGTATCCACAGCGTGGTTGAGCTCTTCAATAGTCATGTTGAAGTTCTTGAAAACGAGCTTTTCCTCGTTTCCTTCTACGGTATCGGTACCGACGATACCTTCGCCAGTAAGAGGGAGGCGGATTCCAAAAGTAATGTTGTCGCCTTCTCCCTTACCGAGTTCGGTTTTAATCTGAACAATGGAATCGCTTCCAGTTCCAACAAGATCGTTGAATTCAACTGCAGGGAGGATAACAGCAAAAAGATCTTTTGCCCATCTCTTTCGAGTAAGGGCATCGTTTGTAAGAAATTGGGTTTTAGGAGCCATTTTGTTTTATCCTTATCTAGGCCAACTGGCCATTCAGATACATGTTCCGGATGTTTTCAGGGACTTTTATAAAGTCCAGTTCATCCATAAGGTCAAGTTGCGAAGCACTAAAGCCAGATGTTCCAACGGCTGATGAGCCAATAGGAACGACGGAAGGAGGAGCGGATGTAGGCTTGGGAGCCTCGAGAGATTTGGGTTCCTTTGGAACCACTGGAGCTTTCCTATAAGCAGGATGATTTGCTTTAATAGTGTTGTACATCCACTTATAGGGATTGTCCAAAGACCAAATCGCCTTTTCCACCTTCAGTGCAGTTACGACCGGGTCGAGGTTTTCATCTGCTGCAATAGAACTTGCCATTGCATCAACCAGGTCGTTTAGGTTGCTTCTACTGCAAACTGCCTTTACATCAGAGTAGGCGGGGTTAAAGGACATGCTCTCTACGAGAGTCTGGAGTTGGCTTCCTATGGAAGCGCCAAGGTCAGCAAGTTCACTCTGGAGTTCTTCGAATTCAGAAAGCTTTGTTTCAGGAAGTTTTACCTCTTCGAGTTTTACACCTTGCAGAGTAGGCTGGCCAAAGTTAACAAGGTCGTCAGATTCGGAAGAGCGAACGGTGGATTGAGCTACCTGGACTGTCTGACCAGCGACTTGTTTCGTAACTTCCCTGATAGCTTTAAGTTCTTCGTCCTGTCGCTGCGTACGAGCATTTGCAAGGGCAAGATCGTGGCGGAGTTGCCTGAGTGTCTGAAGAATCTCGTGACGATCGTTGGGTTCAGAAGCAGGGACGGATGTTTTCACTTCCGGAACTGTAGGTTCACCAGAAGTACCTACAGGAGGAATCGGCTGAGTAGCCCCGGCGCTGTCAGACGAAACTGTAGGTACTTCTGGCTTTACTTCTGGAATAACTTCACTATACGGAGTTGTATCTCCTGCAACATCAGGAGCATCCAAATCAGCAAATGGGTTTATAGATTCGTTTTCTGCGGATATAACTGGTGCGTCAGTAGCCATTTGTTATTTCCTTTTACCTGTAGAAGGAGGGGAAGAAGGCTGTGGATTTTCCTTAGCTACCTTTATCTTTGCCATTTCAATTTTCTCTTTTGATTTAAGCTCTTCCTGTTTCAGAGCAAGTTCAGCTTTCTTTAACTCTATTTCTTCTTTTTTGAGCTTGAGTTCGGCTTTTTTGATTTCTGTTTCTGCTTTAACTCGCTCAGATTCGGCAAGTTGCTGTTCTTGCTGGATTTGCTGGGTGGCTTCATATGCTTGCCTCACTCTTTGTTTTATAGAAAAGGGAACATCGCTATACTCTAAGATGATATCTGGAGGAATAGAACCAGGATTGTTGTGATTTACATCCGTTAAAATCTGCGCAGTGGTCATGCGCATTGTTGCAGTTTCTGCAGTGTCTTCCACCTCAAGGTCGAACTGCATTGCGGAGATATCGTTAAAGCCCTGGACTTGGCGATTTGTTTGAGTGTTGATTTCGATAAGAGAAGCGCCGCTTTCTCCTTCAATTCGGATGACCTCAGGGAGGGTAACGTATTGTTGTATAAGGGACATAAGAATCTTTGTTGCTTGATGACGACTGGACTGGAAATTCGAAAAAAGGAGATAAAGAACAGCTATTCCAGTTTCCTGCCGCATACGTTCCGTGACCCCGGCTTCGCGGCCAGTTTTCTGAATCCCCATAAGGGGATCTTGGATTCCAGAAGCATCTTTCATTGCCTGTCTGTAGATTAGGTTTAACTCTCCATAGATGGGAGAGATTTGTGGCTGAGTTTCAAAGCGATAACGATCTATGGAACCCTTGGAAAGTTCGAGGTGGAAGTTTGGTTCAGAGGAGTGTTCTTCATATTCTTCTATGTTGAGGATGGCTCCAGCTTCATGAACTAGGATTCCTTTTGGAAGTGTCTGAAGAAGGTGATCGAGTTGCCGACGCATTGTGTTAATGCAACGCTGGCTGTCTTTCATCATAGTAACAGCAGAGAACCAAGCGTTTGTATCTTCGTTTCTATAGGCGCCGAATTCAACACAGGGGAAAGAAGGCCAATTGAGTTGACTTTTCCCTTCTTCAATTATTTGCATTCCAGAAAAGATAGTATAGTAAGGGACTTTTTTAACCCCTTTTGCTTGTTGAATTTGGTCTGGATTAAAGCGAAGTGTCTCTCCAGTGGGAGAAGGAATCCCCTCCGCAAATGCAGAAAGGATTTTTTTGAAATCTCCTGGAGAGGCATCTTCGACTTTTTGTGTCATAGGGTTGATGAAGTAAATAACGGATTCATACTTGTAGTACCATGCTTCTATAATGCGGTAAAGATCGTTGGCTTCATTAAAGAACTGAGGAAGATCAGCATAACGAGCGCCGAATTGCTGGAGGTGAAAGATATCGATGGAGGGAAAGTGGACTTTTAGTTCTTCTTCAGGAAGCCAGTTTTCTATGAAGAGATAGCGAGAGTCGGAAAGATCGTATTCTTTTCTATTCGGATCGCCGAAGTAGTTATATCCACGAACTCTTTGGGCTTTTATTTCCGGTTTAAAGGGATTCGAAGTGTCTACGTGGAAGTGAAGAAGACTTCTTCCGGATTTTACAGTATGCTCAAAGCAATCAAGTTCTTTTCTAGTAAGGGAAAGCTTGTTTCTGTAGTGCTTTAGAACACCGGACATTAATTCAGAAAGGGGTTCATCTTCCCTGGAAACGGGAACGAGGGTAGTATCGTGCTTTCCCTGGGCGGCGAGGCCAATGAGCATATCTATCTTAGGTTTAACTTCATTGAAGACAGAAGTTGGTCTAGATTGAGATTCAAGTTTCTGAATAACGTAGTCATAGTCCTGGTCACCAGCGTAGAACTTGTAGTCTTCCAGGGCAGTTTCTCTCCAGGTTCTCTCTGAAAGAGAATTCTCACTATCCCGAAGTTGCTTTAGGAGCTTCCCGATGCCGGGAGGAATCTCACTCCATGTGTTCTGTAGGTATTCAGATGGCATTTAGGTTACTCCAATAAAAGCATGTGGGATATTGGATAAATACACAATGTGTATTTGTTGGCTAGGAGCACATCCAGCCTCCCCTTCGGGGAGTGTTCTTTTGGAGATCTTTAAAGAACTTCTGTTTCTTTAAGCGCGCCTGGGCAATTTTTTCAAGTTGCTTCGTCCCAAAGCAGCTATATGCAATGGAGCTAAAATATTCTGTAAGGCAAAGGGCGTCGGCGATATTAGGGCTTTCGTGACCACGAGCTTTCATTTCTCTTTTAGACTCTACAAGGATAGTTCCATCTTCTTCACGGAGTTTGTATTTTGGAGTGGAAAGTTCATTTGCAAGTTCATTTCCGAGGTTGATTTTATAACCTCCAGGACCAGGGACTTCGATGTCAGGAAAGGAGTATTCTGCACGGGCACAACGTTCTCGAACCATCCACCAGAGTTCATCACGGAGGCGATGGAAACGTTTTGGTTCCATAGCAGGAGTTGCAACGTTTATTCCAAAAGCGCAGCGTTGCATTTGGGAAGCGCGGTGGATGTTGTCTATGACACCGGCGCCGACACCAATCTCGTCCACGGCCATTCCACTGGCGTCTAAATCGTGGAAAGCTAGGAGGGCACGGTCAGCTATAAACATGGTGTCCATACCAGAGTGCTCTTCCCAAGGGAAGATGCGAAGACCCTTCCTGGGGAGGATAATGGACTTGTCACTTCCAAATCGGGCAACATCAACGCCGAGGTAAAGAGGTTCGTCTTCTGGAATGAAAACTTCGTTTCCAATGCACTGTAGTGCCCAGGAAAGAGAAATGAGAGTATCTTCGCTTTCAAGAGGAGGATCTCCAGCAACGCGAATACGAAAGATGTTTGAATCGATTCCGTATTTGATAGCGAAGTATTCTATCATTTCTTTTGTGACATTTTCGCTTTCGCGGCTGTCCCAGTGAAGCTTAAACCAATTCTTTCTTATTTCAGAATGGTAGTGAGTGTCGTAGAAGTAACCCTGGTTCCGAGTCATGTTTCCTATGAGAAGAACGCGGTTGTCTTCTTGGGTTAAAGCGCCTTCAAGAGGAACGAAGACAGGATCAGGAACACCGGAAGCTTCATCTACTATGATAAGGAGGTGGTCTCCGTGGAAGCCAGCAAGGGTTTCTGCTTGATCCTCAGAGGATGCTTTTACAGAAGTAGAAACAGCCCGAGCCCACCATTCTTCTTTTGACTCTTTGTGAAAGATTTTGTCTTTCTGGATTACAAATTCGTCAGCTAGGATGCTTTTCCTAAGCCACTTTGAGATCTCGCTCCAGAGGATGTCGGAAAGCTGTCTTGCGGTTGGGGCTGTGCAGACTACCTTTGCATACGGGCGTGTTGTAAGGAACCAAAGGATGCACCAAGCAGCCCCGGCATCTTTCCCAGTTCCGTGGCCAGAACGAATGGAGATACGTTTTTCTTTCGCAAAGGAAAGAAGGAGTTCTGTCTGCTGCTTTGAGGGGGTAACTTGGATGCAGTCTTTTACAAAGACAAGAGGGGAAGAGCGCCATTCTTTTAGCTTTTGCAGGGCAACAGACATAGAAAGCTCCTAGTAGCTCCACTTTAGCATGTCAGAACGCTTTCTTCCGTACTTCTTGGAAAAGTCTTCTTCAGAAAGGTCGGACATATCAGACATCATTTCATTCATTGTTCTGAGGGAGAGGCCCTTTCTTGGAGTGGGGCCTGGGTTTGCAGAAGAAGGTCTCTCTCCTCCCTGCATAGCAGAGGAAGCAAGGGAAGAAAGGTCACTTTCCTTGAGAGTAGCGAAATTTTTCTTTTCTCTTGGCATTTTAATAGCTCCGATTTTAGTAAATACACAATGTGTATTTGTTTTTAGAAAGCCGCTCCAAGGGAAACACGTCTCCAGTTAGCATCTGCAATAGTGTTTACAGCGATGCAGATGTAGAGGTAGGAGGTGTCTCGGCGGATTTCATCTTGGGTACCTACGGTACCGTCTACTCCTCCGGAGAGGATAACAGCACCACCGGCCCAACTGGAGTTAGCACAGGCTTCTGCGATGGCGATAGAGTTTCCAGAAACGCCCTTTGTAAGTGCGGTTGCAGTAAAGGTATTCGCGGCGGATTTTACTCCAGTAACTGTTGCATTTGCAGTTGTTCCCGTGGCGTAGTTAGTCCCGGCCCCGGCGCCTGCAGTTACTGCAAGGACAAGGTTATCTATGGAAGCTTCGGCGTTCACGCCGATAAGAACGTCGTTTGCAACAGCAACGTCGATTCCACCATCCATTGTTGTGTCTGCCCAACTTGCATTGCTTGAAGTTTCGGTTGTTACAATGTCGTCCCCGGCGTCGCCTGCGGTGACTGCGGTTGCAGTTAGTGTATCTGCAGCAGTTTTTGCAGCTGAGGCAAGAGTGTTTGCAGTTGTTCCGGTTCCGTAGGTTGTTCCTGCGCCTGCGGCGGCGTTTATTGCAGCAACAAGGTTGTCGATGCAGCCTTCTGCAGTTCCTGCAATAAGAACATCGTTAGCAGCTTCAGCGTCTACGCCACCAGAAAGGGCAGTAGCGCCTCCGGCAAAGGCGGCGTTAGTCATGGTCTCAGAAATGGTAATAACATTTCCGGCATAACCGATTACTTTAGCATTAATAGTAATGTGGCTTACATCATCTTTTGTCGCACTACAAGTTGCATTAACGACAGTTCCGGTCGAATAATGAAGACCTTCTGCTGCACCCCAATGGGTGATTGCTTCTTGAAGGTAGTCAATACATTCAGACACCGAAGCTGAAACCTTGATCTCATCCACAACGGCGTTAAGACCGCCGGACATAGTTCCTGCAGTCCAACTGGCTACGCCAGATAGCTCGGTTGTTGCTATGGAGTTTCCCGCGGTTCCAATGGAAAGAGCAGTGACGTCCATAGTGTCACCAGCTCCAGCGACTGCGGTAACAGTTGGATGGGCGGTTGTTCCAGTTCCATAAGTGGAACCTTCCCCAGCTGCTCCAGTTATTGCAGCGATGAGGTTATCCAGTGTAGCAGAAGCAGAAACTCCGATAAGAACTTGGAATGCGGAAGAAAGGGTTTCTTTGAATGTATAGACAGTTGAACCGATGGTAACGGAATTTCCATCAGTGAAGTTGGTTGAGATGGTAAGAGTAGAAGTGGCTTTTGCTTCGGTGAGATTGGTTTTCCAAGTATACGTACGCCCTGCAATTGTAATAGTCTCTGCGTTTACAGCAACGTCAGAGAAGGTAACTTGTTTCGATGCAGTTGTTCCAGCGCCGATAGCGGAAGTCCAACGGTAGGTTTTTGAACCGAGGACGACGGTTTGCTCCGCAGACGGAAGCCCGGTGAAAGTGAGAACTCCAGTTGCAGCAACAGCAGCACCGATAGCAGTGCGGAAACGATATGTTTTTGCTCCAATGGTAACGGTTTCTTTATCTGTGGGATTCCCAGAAACAGTAAGGATCTTAGAAGCAGCAATGGCGTTTACAGGAGCGGAAGTGGAAAGGGGAAGAGAAAGATAACTACCTGCGGTAGCGTATTGCCCAGAAAGAAGGGAAGTAAACTCAGAAAGAGAAAGAGGACGCTGGACAATGTTTGCTTCAGAGATTGGAGTATTTCCCGTTGTTGTTGTTATGAGGACGTATTCAGTTGGCATTTAAAGTACCTCTTTTAGAAAAAAAACTAAAGGTTAGGAATCCAGTCAGACGGAGAAGCGAGAGGAGATTTTTCCTCTTCTTCTCCTTCAGAGAAGATTTCTTCTTCTATTGGAGTGATTTCAGTAAACTCCGCCTCTTCCGAAGGAAGTGGAGGGAGGATGCCTTTGCAAGCAGCTTCTTCTTTTTCTATTTGAATGAGGTAACCAACAAGACCTTTGAGTTCTTTTGGTTTTCCCTCTAGGGTAAGTTCGTGGTCTTTTAGAATCTTATAGGCTTTAACCAACTCCCCAAGGGGAGCTTCCTGGATTTTCTCTGGCGTTATTGCTTCAAGAACACGGGCTTGAAGTTCAGTTAGTTGGAGACTTTGAATAGCGCGATATTCCATCAAAAGACCCTGTTTCGAACGGATGTCAGACATCCTCTTCGAAAGGGTCTCTGTGGATATTCCAAGTTCAGAAGCCATTTCTTTCTTCGAAAGACCTCTTTCAGAAAGATCATAGAGGACTTCGATGTCTAGGTCTCTTTTAAGAGCCACTGGAGTTTCTTTCAGAAAAAGAAGGGCAGTTTATGCAAGTGCTTGGGAAGGTAAGACAGTAGGTTTTAAGACAAATAAAAGAACATTCAGAAGGGATACAGTTTTCCGAAGGAAATGGAAAGGGAATTGAATGAAGACAACAAAGGTGTTTTCTTTTCTCTTCGTTTGTCTGCATTTTAAAGCCCTCCTTATTTATCATCCCTTTGAATCGAAGGTCCATGGGTATGGAGGAAACGTCTTATGTAAGAAGTTTCTTTCTTAAGAGAATCGCAATCTTCTTGGAGTTGCCTTATCCCATCCAGGGCCTTTGACATTTCTCCAGTTTTATAAATAAAAGTGGAACAAGTTCCAATGTTGGAAAGGACAACGGCAGTTAGGACATAGACAACCCATTTTAAGATTCGAAGAAGCCAGGTGAAATCTGTTTCTCGAAGAAGGAGGCGATCTACAAGATCGGAATGGAATTCGCAGGTTTGACATTTCTGAGGTGGAATAGAGGTTTCTGGTTTTTCCTTTTCCATTTTAACTTCCTCCTTTCTTTTCTTCCTTTATTAAAAAGGGAGTTTTAGAGAGTTGTAAATGGGGTTATGAAGATGGTTGGAAGGAGGTAGATGGGTTGTTGGTGTTGGCAATGGCATTGGCAACGGCAATGGGAATTTAGTGAACCCAGTGAATCCAATAAACCTGGTAACATTTCCATCGAAAACGTAATGAAATCAATGCTTTGCGGAGTTGTTGGTATCGGTACCGGAAACGGCATTGGTAACGGCAACGGCAACTTTCCCCTTAAAATATATTGGGTCCAAGGATCACTCCCTTCTCCCTTCCTTCCAGCCTGTGTATTTGTCGTTCCGGGTCTTCACTCTGTTCACTGCTTTTTCTTTTCTTTATAAATATATATACTATATATATATAATACATAGTAGATACCAGTGTGACAGCTGAATGGGGGGGGGGGCATTTTGGTAAATACACAATGTGTATTTGACGGCTGGGGAAGGGCTCAATATATTTTAGAAGGTTTATTACCGTTACCGTTGCCATTGCCAGTGCCAATACTGTTAAAGTTTTTAACACATGGCTATGTAAAGAGTTGATTTTATTGGGTTTTGGTCCGAAGGACCGTTACCGGAAACTCGTTTCACTCCATTCTTTTTGTTCACCAAATTCCCAATACCGAAAACTCAGTTCACCCATTTGCCCTGTTTTGTCCCCTTTTGTCCCTCCATGTCCCCTAATGTCCAAACACCCTCTTTCCCAAACCCCACTTTCTTTACTTTAAAAAATTCCTCGAGTATCCAAGACGTTCCACTTCACGCTCTCCCAGGGCCGCCTGGGGTACGGGGGGGGGGGGCTTCGCCCCAGTGGTGGCTTCGTTATCTACGTTACCTACGGTAGTCTGCCAAAGTAGCCAAGGGAAAGACATCTGACTATACACATATACAGATATTAACATATCAAGATACTCATGTATACATCTATTCAGCTATCCAACTATCCAACTATCCAACTATCCAACTATCTGAATATCTAGCTATGCCAGTAGATGGATTTGTTCACGCCGGGGGGGGGGGGGGGGGGCATCCGTAGGATGGGCATCCGTAGGATGGGGTGTATGTCCGGCCCGTAGGGCCTTGGAAGGCCCGTGGAACGGGCGTGAAACGGACCAAAGGTCCCATGGATAGACTACCCTACCGGCCTTTGGCCGGTCCGGCCTACAACCGGCCTACGGCCCTTTAAATCACGCCATCCTTCGGATGAAATCCCGCCACAATCCCACCAAATGGCGCATTCCAGACGCCTTTCTGTCGCGAAAACGGCGGTTAAAACCGCTAAATCCCGCCACCTTTCCCGCTGCAACTCCCACAAATCCCGCGCGAAAACGCATGAATGCTATGCATCCCAGCTTGGCACCACCATTGCAATCCTCTTAAAGCAACTCTTCGAGCTGTTCGAAGAACAAGAACAAGAACAAAAGAAAAAGGCTCTTGACTTGACTTGCAGCAAGAAGGTGGTTAAAGTCTACTTAACTTAACACAACAAGTTCTTTGAAAACTTCATAAGACAGCTCTTCCTCCCTTAGAGAGAATCTGTAGCTACCTCCTCGGATGCTTCTACACCGCTTCGGAGAGGAGACTATAGTAGGCACATCGTTGAAAGCCCTGGGGGACTGGAGGAGAGGAAGAGGCGGCAAAGGGCTTGGAAGAGAAGCATCCGGGTTTGGTGCGATGGACCGGAGAGTGCTCTCTAGGTCGAAAGAACCGCCATGGGAATGGTTGTTGGTATTG